CTTAATTTACATCAATGTGCAGTTATTGGTGATAAGTTTATGAGAAAACTACAAGATGGTGACGAAGTTGCTCGTAGAAAATGGGGTAAATTACTTCAGAAACGAAAAGCAACAGGAGAACCTTATATTTTCTTTAAGGGTAATGTAAATAAACAAAACCCAGAATCATATAAACAAAATGGTTTAAAAGTATTTATGACGAACATTTGTTCTGAAATTACTTTACACACCGATGAATCACATTCATTTGTTTGTTGTTTATCATCATTGAATTTGGCTAAATACGATGAGTGGAAAGATACTGATTTAGTATATACTGCAACTTGGTTTTTAGATGGAGTTCTTTCTGAATTTATTCAAAAGGCAAAAGGATTAAGAGGATTCGAAAATTCAGTTCGTTCTGCTGAAAAAGGTAGAGCATTAGGATTGGGTGTATTAGGATGGCATACCTATTTACAACAAAGAGGTATTCCGTTTGAAGGTATGGTTGCTCAATTTGAAACTCGTAAGATTTTCTCTCAATTAAAAATTGAATCTGAAAGAGCAAGTAGAGATATGGCAACTGAATACGGAGAACCACTATGGTGTAAAGATACCGGATTTAGAAACACACACCTTCGTGCAATTGCACCAACGGTTTCAAATTCTAAATTAAGTGGTGATGTATCTGCCGGAATCGAGCCATGGGCAGCAAATGTATTTACCGAACAAACATCAAAGGGAACATTCATCCGTAGAAATGGTGAATTGGAAAGAGTATTAAGAAAAATTGGATTGAACACTAAAGAAGTATGGGATAAAATCCTTGCAGATGGTGGTTCTATTCAGGATATTAGTGAATTAGACCAATGGTGTTTCCTAAATGGTAAAGTAGTTAAATGTGATGAAGTTGCAATCGAAGATTCGGCTAAAACATTTAGAGTAAAGGATGTATTCAAAACATTCAAAGAAATTAATCAACTAGATTTAGTAAGACAAGCAGGAATTAGACAACAATATATTGACCAATCAGTTTCATTAAACTTAGCATTTCCTGCAACAGCAGAACCTAAGTGGATTAACCAAGTAACATTAGAAGCTTGGAAACAAGGTGTTAAAACTTTGTATTATATGAGAACTGAATCAGTATTGAGAGGTGATATAGCAGCAAAGGCTATGGATCCTGAATGTCTTTCATGCGATGGATAAAATAAAAAAATAAGGAGAAACGAAAATGATTGAAGTAAAAAAATTCTCAGCAGCATGGTGTGGTCCATGTAGAGTATTGGCACCTATTATGGAAAATGTTAAATCAAAATTTAATAATATTAATTTTGAAAACATTGATGTAGATTCACAATTTGAAATAGCATCTAAATATTCAATCCGTTCCGTTCCTACGGTTATTGTTGAAAAAGATGGTGTTGAGATTGGAAGATTTACCGGAGTGCAATCTGAAATGGCATATGTAAACGCATTAAATGAGTATAGCAAATAGACGTGGTGAGAATCATCCAAAAGCAAAACTTACAAACGAACAAGTTAGGATAATAAGAGAACTCTATTCAAAAGGGTTCTCTACTAACGTCATTGCCCGAAATTTCAAAGTTTCCGTATGGAACATTGAAGAAATAGTGAAACGAAGAACATGGACACACATTTAATTTGGAAATGTGAATTATTTTTCGTATATTTGTAAAATATAAAATAAATTAAAGGTTATGTATTTAGAATACTTTGATAAATTCTATGATATGCTCCCGTATCTTCATATTAACAAAGAAGAATGGAGTTACATCAAAAAAACATTTGATAGAGAAGATGTAAAAGAATCTCTAGCAAGAGTAGCAGCAACATATGAAATCCCATATGCTGATATCACCGAAGAAGAAGCAAGAAAAGAATATCTTAAACTAAAAGGTTTCAGATGGCAAGAACTTTTTACAGAAGGTGATTGGGTGCCACGAAAGGCAGCCGAATCTCGATATCCCTTAACATTTCAAGGAAAAAATCAATTTGTAAGACGTATTAACACAGGTAACGCCGCATCTAATTACTTTCAACAAGCAAATCGTTGGAGTGTAGATGGAACGGTCTCGCCTGGGCCATACCGTACTTGGAATAACCCTGATTTTATGTTCTCACTTATGGGTGGATTATATACCTTAAAGTTTGATGAAATTACCAAAAACACACTAAGAACTTGCTTATCCCTACGAAAGTATATTTGTTCGCAATTTAAACCAAATGTTGCAAAAGTATTATATGATTACGTTGAAGCAAAAAACGTATTAGATATTTCTGCAGGATGGGGTGATAGATTATGTGGTTTTTATGCATCTGAATTTGGAGAACATTTTGTGGGTATAGACCCTCGTACTGAAAATCATCCAATTTATAGAGAACAAGCAGATTTTTACGAAAAACATAATGGATTTTTTGAAACCAAAAAGAAATCAACCTTTTATGAATCCCCTGCTGAAGATTTAGATTTGAGTGAGTATAAAGAATATTTTGATATTGTATTCAGCTCACCTCCATATTTCAACGTAGAGAGATATTCATACGATGATACTCAAAGTTGGGTTCGATATAAAACAATCGATGAATGGAATAAAAACTTCTTACATAAGACAATTGCTAATGTTTGGCCTACTATTAAAAAAGGTGGTTACTTAGCAGTGAACATTGCAGATGTCTACGCATCATCAAAAGGTGATGGTAAAGGACAACAAGAAATTACCAACCCTATGAACGATTTTATCTCCACTTTAGAAGGTGCAGAGTATCAAGGGTGTTTGGGTATGGAAATGGCCAAAAGACCGGGTTCTGCCGGGGCAGGAATGATTATAGATGGTGATGAAGAAAGATATTCCGAAGAAGAATTGAAAAAGAACGAAGAAGCCAAAGATAAAACATTCTGTGAGCCGATATGGATATTTCGTAAAATGTAATTAAATGCAAATAGAATTATCACATTCAATCAAAAATGATAAATACACACAATATGTGTATGATACATTTGATATTCAAAACAAAGAGGAAACGAGAGTAATTATTCCAATGGATATTTCATCTCTAAACTCATTTGATTGGAATATTGGTGTCATTTATGGTAGCAGTGGTAGTGGTAAATCTACTATATTAAAAGAATTAGGTGGTATCAATAAAATTCAGTTTGATAGTGAAAAATCATTAATTTCAAATTTTGATTGGTTAGAACCGAGTGAAGCAGGAAAGGTTTTAACATCAATGGGATTATCATCCATACCAACATGGTTACGTCCTTTTCACTTATTAAGTAACGGAGAACAATATAGAGCTGAATTAGCATATTTAGTTTCTTCTGCAAAAGATGGCGATACTATTTTAATAGATGAATATACATCAGTAGTAGATAGAGATGTTGCAAAGGCAATGTCGTTTGCATTACAAAAATATATTCGTAGAGAAAATAAAAAGATTATTCTAGCATCGTGTCATAACGATATAATGCAGTGGTTGATGCCTGATTGGACACTTTCACCCCAAAAAGGAGGCACACTCGAAAGAGGTGAATGGCTTCGGCAAGGAAGACCAAACATCGAACTTCAAATTAGTAGGGTTGAACCTAAAGCTTGGGATTTCTTCAAAAAACATCATTATCTAACAGAAAATGTAAATAACACTTACATTTTTTTATTGTTTGAATGGAATGGTAACCCCGTTGCAATAAATGTAATTGGAAGACATATTGGTAGAAATAGTGTAGAAAAATCTTTTAGAGAAAGCAGGATTGTAGTTAATCCAGATTATCAAGGAATGGGTATTGGTAGTAAAGTATCTGAATTTTGTGCAGGAATTATAAAAAATACTAATGCAAAATATTATACTAAAACAGTAAATCCTGCATTAGGTGAATATAGAGAAAATAATCCAAATTGGAAACCAACACCATTTAATGGTAAAATCCGAACTGATAAAAATTTACAAAAAAATGCATATACAATGTTGAAATTAAGAGCATCATATTGTCATGAATATGTTGGAAACCCAATAGAAGGATATGATGAATTATTACAACCTATTTCAGAAATGCGTAATAATAATATTGTAAATAAAAAAATGTTAAATAAATTTTTTCAATTTTAGTTTGGAAATGTTAAAAAAATATAGTATCTTTGTTAGGATACTAAAACTATAAATAAAATAATATGACAGTAATTGAAGCAACATCTCCCGGCGATGCATGGGTAAAGGTATCTAAACATCTTATTGCAAACGGAGTAAAAGTAGGTGATTTAACCGAAGAATTAAATGTGATGACTGAAATCACAGAATTTCAATCTGATGATTGGTTTGACCCTCATTTTAGAGAAATTATGGGTGATGATAGAATTGATTATGCAAAGACCGTAACATTCTTAGAACCACAACCATTTGTTTCAGATAGTCCATTTTTTCAAGCAGAAGAAGGATTGGAATATAAATTTATCAAAGATAAATGGAGTGATTCATATTGGGGTAGAATGGTTGCATGGCAAGGAACATTCAATCAGGTAGAAAACGTAATTAAAATCTTAAAAACTGGTAAAGCAGTTAAAAGATGTGAATTGATTATCTTTGACCCGAGTAGAGATGCTAGAAATCCATACTCACAACCTTGTATGTTAGCAATTGATATTAAACCTCGTAATGGTAAAATCTACCTAACATCAATCATTCGTTCAAATAGAGTATCGAAATCAGGTTATGCAGATTATACTGCGTTAGTTGAGATGGGTAAATTCTTAGCGAAAGAAAGTAATATGGAATTAGGAAAGGTATCAGTTTTAGCATGTTCTTGTCATATCGGTAAGATGAATGATGAAACTAAAAAAACTCATAAGTTATTAGAAGTATTAAATAGATAATATGTGTGGAATCGTAGCAACCATAGGTTATAATAAAGAAGATGTCAATGAAATGCTTGAAACTATCGAACATCGTGGTAGAGATAATCGCGGTATTAGAGAATTTAAGTATGGAGATAAACATATTATTTTAGGTCATAATCGTTTATCAATTAATGATACATCTCCATTAGGTAATCAACCGATGGAATACGATGGTGTTCAATTAGTTGTAAATGGTGAGATTTGGAATTACCCAACGTTGCGTAAAGAATACGAAGAACGTGGGTATGTATTCAAATCTAATTCAGATTCAGAAATTATTCTATTTTTATATAAAGAAGGTGAATTAAAAAGATTAGATGGAATGTTTTCATTCATCATCTACGATAATAATAAATTGATATTATCAAGAGATTGGGTTGGTAAATTACCACTTTACATCTATAATACAAACCAATATATTGTAGCAAGTGAATTGAAAGCAATTACTACTCAGCATAAAACTTCGGATATTAAATTTGTTCCAAAAAATAGTTTAGTTGAAATTGATTTAGATACTGATAAACTTACTATTCATTCTAATTATTATTTCCAATTTTCATCCGAACCAACGAAAGTTGAATCACATGATGAGGTTAGAGATACTACTTTTAAATTATTAGAACGTGCGGTAGATAAAAGATTATTGGCAGATGTTCCGATTGCAACATCTTTGAGTGGTGGTATTGATTCTGCAGTTATTACTTATTTACTTTCACAACGAATTCCTAACTTAAAAGCATATACCATTGCATTTGATGAAACCTCAAAAGATTTACAAAAGGCAAGAGTATGTGCAAAGTATTTAGGAGTAGAATTGATTGAGGTATTCGTGCCTAAAAACGATGAGATAATCAAACAAAGATTCTTAGATTCAATTAAAGTAATTGAATACCCATCAACCGTTCAAATGGAAGTAGGTATTTTACAATCATTCATTGCAGAACAAATGGCAAGTGATGGAATCAAAGTAGCATTTAGTGGTGAGGGTAGTGATGAATCATATGGTTCATATGGAACTTTTCGTATGTTCAGTAAGAAACCAGATTGGAGTGATGTCCGTAAAAAATTATTTGAAAAACAATACTACGGAAATTTACTAAGAGGAAATACTATCTTTATGAATTATGGAACAATCGAATTAAGATGTCCATTCTTTGATACTGATTTCTTAAACTATACTACGAACTTAACTGATGAATTTCTTTGTAAAGGTGGACAATGGAAATTACCACTTGCAAATGCATTTAGAGGAAAATTACCAGATGAGATATTAGACCAAGAAAAGAGGGCATTCCAAAAAGGAACTAACTTTAAACAATACATAGAAGAAATTATCTTAAATGACCCGAATATCAATTTTAAGAATAGAAAAAAAATGATTAACGTTATCGGTGATAATTTTGAAAAAATACATGGATTCTCTCATAGAAAAATGAAAGGAGAATTAACATCAAACGCAGGAGGGATATACCAATGGATTTAGGATTGAAAGGATTGAACGAAGATACTCCATTAGAACTTTACCATATTAAAGGTAGAGAAGTGTGGGTAAAAAGAGATGATTTGATGGGTGATGGACAACTATTACCTCCGTGGGGAAAAGTAGCAGCATTATACGAATTAGTAAAAAAGTATGTAGATAAATCTAAACCATTAACCCACCTTTCAGTAGATGGAAGTTGGACAGGTTGGGCACTAGCAGCAATTTGTGAAGATTTGGATATCGAATTTCATGTATCATATCCTGATTCAAAGAAAATCTCACAAGAATATTTGAGTATGATTAAGGAAATGTTTCCAAAGGTTCATATGAATCCAATCAGACCCAATATGATGCAAATTATGTATAATTCACTAAAGAAGATAGCATCTGAAAATGGATGGCAAATGCTACCTTACGCTTTTGACCACGATTTCTACAAAGATTACCTTGCAGATAGAATTCAACCATTTACACATTTTGATAATTTAGTTGTATCATCGGGTAGTGGTGTGACCTTAGCAGGTTTAGTAAGAGGTTATTATAGAGAAGAATTAAAAGAATTTTTTCCAAAAGTAAAGAGAAAAGTTTGGACAACGTGTGTATCATCTGAAAGTTCAATTAACAAAACACTTAAACGAAGTGGTATTCCAATTCCATTAAATATAAGAAAATCAGAATATCTTTTTGAGGATAGATTGGAAGGCTATTCAGCACCATTCCCTTGTAATCAATTTTGGGATATTAAACAATGGAAGTGGTTAGAAGAAAACATTGATGAAATTGAAGGAACTATTTTATTTTGGAATGTTGGTGGAATTTATAAATTTTAAAAAATAAATACCTTTTTATTTGGAAATGTAAAAAATTATTTGTATATTTGGATATAAGATTAAGAGATATAAAACTTAAAATAAATGGAAAAATTTAAAACAGGATTAGGGTATTTAACTTCAGATGAACTAACATTAAATGTAGGTGGAAAGACAATTAGACAACGTTTACAAGTCAAACAAGGATTTGATATTCGTATGTATCGTGGCGAGCCTAATAAAAACAATGGTATGTCTTTGGCTGATTTAACAATGGGTAAGTGTGATAAAATTGATACTATCAATTTTGAAAATATTTCAAATAAAATAGTAATACCAACTAGATTTCAAAGAAAATTTGTTAAAGACCTCAAAGGTAAACAATCAATCATTAAGGCAATATTTAACAATCAATTAACAAATCCCTTATATTTTTCATATCGTAGAGAAGAGGATATTTTAGAAATTATAGATGGTCAACAACGCTGGTCTACATTAATAAAATTTATTACAAACGAATTTGCGTTAGGTAAAGGAACTTTTATTACCGGCAAATTTAAATTAAAAGTAGATATTTCCGGATTAACCTATAAACAAATCGTAGAAGAACTTCCTAATGGTAAGGAATTAATCGAAGATGTATTTTATTCAACATATTTACCAGTTGTATTATATGAGGGAACTGAAGAAGAAATTAGACAATTATTTAAAGATTTGAATACTGGTTCCACTAATTTAGTGAATATCGAAATTTTATTAGCAACCGAATCAGCGTTATACGAACAAGCACGAAAATGGAATGATACTATCAATTTTGATAAAGTTGGAATTGAAACTAATAGATTTACGGCAGCTGATTTAATTCTTAGATTGTATTATTATTATAAAATTGGTCCAAAAAAAGTAAATAAAAAAGATTTGGAATCCCTTTGTAAATCATCATTAGATTTAAAATTTACTAAGACTATAAATGATATCGATAAATTCATTGAAGCAATACCACCAACTGCAGTTAAAGAATATGGTAAAGGTTCAATTCGTTTATTAATGTATATTTTAATTGATTTACGAAAAGAGTATGATGTATTGATTACTGATTATGATAAATTATTTGTATATTTTAATACAATGTATAAATATTTTATGAAATCAAAAGGTAAAGTTACTATCGGAGTTAAAGAATCGTGGTGGATTACTGATATGGCCAGACGAGATGATAAAGATGTTATCATTACATTATCAAACGAAACAGATTTTTATTTACAACAGCAATTAAAGAATGTCAATGGCGATTTGGAAAAATTTAATGAATCGTCTGGTATTCAACTTCGAGAATTAAGCAGAAATATAAATAAATTACAACGTTGGGAGGTATTATTAAATCAGGATTCAATCTGTCCTCATTGTGGTAAGAGAGTTTATATTGGAGATGAGGCTCACCACCTTAAAAAATATTCTAAAGGAGGTCCAAACGAAGTTGCCAATATGGTTATATTACACAAACCATGTCATAAGGAAGTTCATGAAAATGATAAACCATTGAATGAAAATGAAATAACTTTAGATGAATTTGATGAAAATGATTTTGATAATTAAATCATCAAAATCATTTGGAAATACGAAATCTTTTTCGTATCTTTGTAGAACAATAAAAATAAATAATTTTGTATAAAAACGTCTATTTTCAACGAGAGAAAAATACTGTCCATTTATGGGATGATCATTTAGGATACAGAACATTTCCATACACTCGTTACGCATATGAACCTGCAACGAATGGAACATTCCGTTCTATCTATGGTGATAAACTTACCAAAATCTACAAATTTAAAGGAGATGATCCTAATTTATTTGAATCAGATGTACCTGAAACTACCAGAGTATTGGTAGATACTTATACCGAATCTGATTTACCATCTGAAGGTATCGTAACAATGACATTCGATATTGAGGTTGAGATGGAATCTGGTCTACCGAATGTTGAAGAAGCTAAGAATGAATTAACTGCAATCGGTTTACAAGATAATATCACTAATCAGTATTGGGTATTGATTATGGATAAAAAAGGTAAGATGACCGAACGTAAAACGGATAAGGCAATCATTTTACCATTTAAAGATGAGAGAGATTTGTGTATGAAGTTCTTAGAACTTTATGAAGGAATTGCTCCCGATGTTTTAACTGGTTGGAATATTGATAATTTCGATATTCCCTATCTTTTTAATCGTATCAAACGTATCTTAGGAGAACAACACGCAAAAAGATTATCACCAATTGGCCAAGCGTTCTATTCACCATATCGTAATCGTTGGTTCTTTGCAGGTGTAAGTTGTTTAGATTATTTAGAATTATATAAGAAATTTAACTATAACGAATTACCGAATTATCGTTTGGATACTATCGGAACGATTGAATTAGGTAAAGGTAAGATTGAGTATCAAGGTTCATTGGATGATTTATTTAATGAAGATATTGAAAAGTTCATTGAGTATAACTTAGTCGATGTTGAAATCGTAGTAGAGTTAGATAAGAAATTACAATTCATTGATTTATGTCGAGGTATATGTCATGCAGGACACGTTCCATATGAGGATTTCGTATATTCTTCAAAATATTTGGAGGGTGCATTGTTATGTTTTCTTAAACGTAAAGGATTGGTTGCACCAAACAAACCGGCAGATAGAAAAGAAAAACTTGCAGCATTAAAAGAGGCAGGAGAAGAAAAGTTTATCGGTGCGTATGTAAAAGACCCGATTGTGGGTAAATATGATTGGGTGTATGACTTGGACTTAACCTCACTATATCCATCAATCATTATGACCTTAAACATTTCACCTGAAACTAAGGTTAATAAAGTTGAGGATTGGGATGTGCAGAAGTTTATGAAAAAAGAAGTTGATTATTACCAAATGGGTGATGATAGAATTTCCAGAGATAATTTAGATAGATATATTAAAGAAGGTGATTTAACAATATCATCAAACGGAGTTTTATATCGTAAAGACAAAATGGGATGTATTCCCGAGATATTAGATATTTGGTTTAATGAAAGGGTTGAATTTAGAAAATTGGAAAAGAAATACGGTCAGGAGGGTGATAAAGAAAAATATGCCTTTTACGGAAAAAGACAGTTGGTTCAAAAAATTCTTCTTAACTCTCTTTATGGTGTTCTTGGCCTTCCTGCCTTTCGGTTTTACGATGTTGATAATGCGGAGGCAGTTACAACTACGGGCCAAACGGTTATTAAGAACACGGCGAATATGGGGAACATCAAATACAACAAAGAATTAGGAACGAAAGATGTGGATTCAAACATCTATATTGATACCGATTCTGTATTCTTCTCGGCAGTTCCACTTTTAGACCATAGACATAAAGATTGGAAACAGATGCCAGATAGTGAAGTTGCTGTGTTGGTAGATGGTATTGCAGGTGAAGTTCAAGATTACCTAAATCAATTTTACGATATTTTATGTGATAAATTCTTTAATGTTCAAAATCACCGATTAGAAATTAAAAAAGAATACGTTGCTCGTGCAGGTATTTGGATTGCAAAGAAACGATATGCACAATGGATTATTTCAAACAATGGTATTGCAACTGATAAATTAGATGTTAAAGGATTGGATGTTAAACGTTCATCATTCCCTAAAGCATTTCAGGAATGTATGGGAACTGTCTTAATTGATATTCTACGAAGTAAACCAGAGGAAGAAATCACAGCATTTATTCTTGCATTCAAAAAGAGTATGATGGAAAGACCGGTTAGTGAAATTGCAAAGAACTCTGCAGTTAAAAACTTATCAAAGTATCTACCAAAGAAAAGACAATTATTTCAATTAGAAAAAGGAGTTCCTGCACACGTTAAAGCAGCAATTCTTTACAATGATTGTTTGAAACATTTTAACGCTCCATTTAAATATTCACCGATGAAGGATGGTGATAAAATTAAGTGGGTGTATCTTAAAAACAATCCATTAGGAATTGATGGTTTAGGATTTACTGGTTACGAAGACCCTAAAGAAATTGTTGATTTCATTTCAACTTATGTAGATCATAATCGAATCTTCGAAGCAGAATTAAAAGGTAAATTACAAGATTTTTACAATGCATTAAGTTGGGGTGAGGTAATGAGTGAACAAAAAACTGCTGAAAAATTCTTTAGTTTCTAAATAAAAAAGTATGATAGTAGGTTATTGGTTAGTAGTATTTGTAGGATTCATTATTGGATTGTATAAGGTAGTTGGAATTAATAGAATCTTAGAAAGATACCAAATGTTTTTCAATAAAACATATTGGACTGATTATAATTTTATAGAATTTTCAGCATGGATGGCAAAGGCAATCATCATTATTCCTGGTTTAATATTTGGAATTGAATTATGGTGGGGTCATTGGATAACACTTTTAACGAGTTCCTTATTGATATGGGCAAGTATGAAAAAAAGTTTACCAACTCTCATTTTATTTAATACAATATGGATTGGAATTTCATTATGTATTTTACTAAAACATTATTTAGTATGACAATGTGTCAGTATAATGAAATGTGGTATTAAAATTGAATATAATAGATAAAACAAAAATAAAATAAAGTTATGGCAAAACAATTAAAATTTGATTCAGAAGCAAGAGAATCATTAAAAAACGGATTAGATATTTTAGCAAATGCAGTAAAGGTGACATTAGGACCAAAAGGACGTAATGTTTTACTACAAAAAGGTAATGGTCCTCATATTACAAAAGATGGTGTTTCAGTTGCTAAAGAAATTGAATTAGAAGATGTCTTCGAAAATATGGGTGCACAATTGGTTAAAGAAGTTTCATCTAAAACAGCAGATTTAGCAGGAGATGGAACTACCACTGCAACTGTCCTTGCACAATCAATCGCAACTGAAGGGTTTAAGTTTGTAGGTGATGGAACAAATCCAATGGACTTAAAGAAAGGTATTGATAAAGCAGTAAAAGCAGTAGTATCTGAATTAGGTAAACAAGCAGTAACAATTGGTTCTGATAAAGAAAAGATTAAACAAGTTGCATCGATTTCTGCTAATAATGATTATGGTATTGGTGAGTTGATTGCAGATGCCTTTGATAAGGTTGGAATCGATGGTGTTATTACGGTTGAAGAATCTAAGGGAATCGAAACTTCAATGGAATTGGTTGAGGGTATGCAATTCGATAAAGGTTATTTATCAGCACACTTCGTAACGAATACTGAAAAAATGGTGGCTGCATTAGAAGACCCATACATTTTACTATACGATGGTAGATTGTCCAACACAAAGGATATATTGCCCATCTTAGAAGGTGTATCACAACAAAACAAACCTTTGGTTATTATCGCAGATGATATTGAAGGTGAATTGCTAGGAACATTGGTTGTAAATAAATTAAGAGGTATTCTTAATGTAGTTGCAGTTAAAGCACCTGCGTTTGGCGATAGAAAAAAGGAGATGATGAACGATATCGCAATCCTAACCAACGCAACCTTCATTACTGGAGAAACTGGATTAAAAATCGAAGATGCAACAATTGAAATGTTGGGAACTGCGGAAAAGGTTACCATCGGTAAAGATAGCACTACTATTGTCAATGGAGGTGGTTCAATCGATAAAATCAAAGAACGTATCCAAGTCATCAAATCACAAATCGAATCGGCAACATCTGATTACGATAGAGAAAAACTACAAGAAAGATTAGCGAAATTATCAGGTGGTGTTGCGGTATTGTATATCGGAGCAGGTTCTGAAATTGAATTAAAAGAAAAGAAAGATAGAGTAGATGATGCATTACACGCAACTCGTGCAGCAATTGAAGAAGGTATCGTTGCAGGTGGTGGTATTGCATTATTAAAATGTTTGAAAGTAGTTGATGCACTACATGATACAACGGATAACATTGATGAAAAAGATGGTATTGATGTTGTTGCAAAGGCATTAAAATCACCAATTACTCAAATCTTAACCAATGCAGGTTTGGATTCAAATGAAATCATCGAAGTATTACAAGCACATTGGGATGTTGAGGGTGGTGAGAATTTAGGATATGATGCCAAAAACGAAGAAGTGGTTGATATGTTCCAAACAGGTATTATCGATCCAAAGAAAGTAACTCGTATAGCAATCGAAAACGCAGCCTCGGTAGCAAGTATGATTTTAACTACGGAATGTATTGTAGTTAATAAACCCGCCGATAAATCATCATTAATTCCACAAATTCCATTAATGTAAAAAAATAAATGGAACAATATTTGGAATATTCAGAAAATAGTCGTATATTTGTATAAATAAATTTAAAATCAATAAATAAAATGGAAAAACAAAAATTAAATCGTTTCGTAAGTAAGTATAATCTTGCAGGATTAGTCGAATCAGTAAAGTGGGAATCAAAGAATGGTTCATTAAACACCTCATTCATTTCAGATGATAAATCTGTATTGGGTAGTGTATCAATGAAAGAATTCGATAATTCAGATTCATCATTTGGTGTATATGATACAACCAAATTAACAAAAATGTTATCAGTATTAGGTGATGCAGTAGATTTTTCAATCTCTGACATTGAAGGTAAAGCAGTATCATTAAAATTTAAAGATGGATCAACATCTGTAAATTATATGTTGGCTGATTTATCAGTTATTCCAAACGTACCAGATTTGAAACAATTACCTAACTTTGATGTAGAAATCAAATTAGATTCTAACTTCATTTCAAAGTTCATTCGTGCAAAGGGTGCATTGGCAGATGAAAACAATTTTACATTCACCTCTAAGAATGGTAAATCACAAATCATCTTAGGCCATTCAAACATCAACACAAACAGAATTACAATTGATGTAGATGCAACGGTTAATGGTGATGTAGATGCAATTTCATTCTCTGCAACTTATTTGAAAGAAATCTTAGTAGCAAACAAAGAGGCATCTGATGCAACTCTTAACATTTCAACACAAGGTTTATCTCACATCCACTTTGAGGTAGATGAATATACATCCGATTATTACTTAGTGGAGATTCAATCATAATATGACGAAATACTTTTACGAACGAAGCAAGTTTTCCGAATTCAAGTCCAATACAACTTATCATCAGTTATTATCTATGACTGATGATGAGTTTACGGATTGGGCTAGATTATTACGCAAAGAAGTTACTGAGCAATGGGATACAACCGGAACTCCACCTGTAATTGGTAGAGATGAAAGTGGTATTATCGATTCGTTCAAAAAACTAAAAGGTAATGATTGTAATTTTTGGGAAAAGGATTTAAGTGGTGATGATGAATCATTAGGAATCATTCAGAACTTTAATAAAGATGCATCGGTTGTAAATCAGTTTTTTCCTACTATGTTGAAAACCAAAATTTCAATTGGTAAATCAGCAGATGGTGGGTTATCTATTTATGACCATTTTGCTGACCCGAATTTAGAAGAACAATTTGTTAAAATTATGAGAAGAGCAGTGAAGAGGGATTCAATGTATTCCTGGTCACGTTCTATTGTAAATAAGAAAGATGAAAACGAATTTTGGGATGGTGAAAATGGTGTAGAGTTTATACAAAAAGTTTCAGAAGGCAAGGTATTTACAGGCAAATGGTCTGATAATGATATTGTGATTGCTAAAGTTAAAGAAGATACTTTAGATAATTACGGAACTATCAATGATGAGTATATTGGATTTGGTAATCTGTATTTAACTGCAGAACAACTAAGAGAATGTGTTGATAAAGGATTTTTAACTCCAACACAAATGTCAAACGTAAAATCTATCGATGATGATTATACAATGGCAGATGGTAAAGTTAAGAAATTCTTTTATCTAATTCGTTGGTATGATAAATCAGATGGTATTTTTCCAAAGATATTACAGGTATTTAGATTATCATGTGGCCAACCTGCTGTAAATTTCCCTGCATTAACTGCAAAGTGGATTTACGAAAATTACACATCACATATTGAACAAGATGAACCTCTTCATATTTATGATTCATCAAGTGGATGGGGTGGTAGAATATTAGGTGCAATGAGTTCTCGTAAGAAAACTCACTATATTGGAACAGACCCGAACCCTGATAACTTTATTCCAGAGTTAGGTATATCTCGATATGAATACGTTGCTAAGTTTTACAACGATAGATGTGTAGATGATTTTTCAGATTCATTTGCTAAGTTCTTCGATGTAACCAAACAAGGTAATACATATGAATTGTTTCAAGATGGTTCAGAGTTAATTCAACACAATCCTAAATTTCAAAAATATAATGGTAAATTAGATTTATCATTTACATCTCCACCATACTTCAACAGAGAACAATATTCTCAAGATGAAAAACAATCATTCAAAGCATATGGTGAATATGAAGATTGGAGAGAAAACTTTTTACGTCCAACTTTAACTACCATCTTCGAATACACAAAGAATGATAGATACATCCTTTGGAATATTGCCTCAATAAAAGTGGGTAAGGATACTTATTTTGAACTTGAAGAGGATTCTAAAAAAATATTATTAGAATTAGGGTGTGAGTATAAAGGAAAACTGAAAATGCTAATGACACGAATGGTGGGATTAGACCCAACTAAAAGTGGTATTAAGAATTCTGTTAAACATAATGGGAAAGCTTATAAATACGAACCGATATTTGTATTCTACCGCCCTTAATTAAGAAATATCAATTTATCAAACTTTTTTTATCAAACTTTTATATTTATAGTTATGGGAAGAAAAAAATTATACCAAACCGAAGAAGAAAAACTCCAAGCAAAAAAGGATAGATGGAATCGTTGGTATGATAAAAATAAAGAATCCCTAAACAAAAAAAGAATGGTGGATTATTATGGTAAAAAGAATAATAGTTAAATGTGAGTATTGTAATAAGGATAGAGAAATTTATTCAACAAACAAATCTAAATTATGTATAAATTGTTCTGCTAAAAAAAGACATGGAACACTTGGAATTACGGAATGGACTAAAGTGTGTAATAAATGTGGAGATACGCGAGTATTTACGTGGAGAAAGGCATATTCTAAATCCGGTGAACTATGTGTTTCATGCTCTCAAATTAAAAATACTGAACATTATAATAGGGAATACCAAAAATACAGAGGTAAGGTTTGGAGTGAAACAAATAAACAACCATTACATTTAATGGAAAATTTTGATAAAAGAGGTAAAAGTGGTGTAGATGGTGCATATCAAGTAGACCATATTCTTTCAATAAAATATGGATTTGAAAACAAAATACACCCAAAAATAATTGGTAATATTAATAACTTACAAATGTTACCATGGAAAGATAATAGATATAAATGGTAAATAAAAAATAAAACAAATGGCATTTTTTGAAGATAAAAATACAGAAGAAAAAGATAATAGTTTATGGGTAGAATCATATCGCCCATCTAAATTAGAAGATTACGTTGGTAATGAACATTTGAAATTAAAAGTTCAAACATACATTGAAAACGGAGATGTGCCACATCTTTTATTATATGGTAAAGCAGGAACTGGTAAGACAACACTTGCAAAGTTAATCGTTAATTCAATCAATTGTGATTATATGATTATCAATGCATCGGATGAAAATAACGTAGATACTGTCCGTAATAAAGTTAAGAATTTTGCTTCTACGATTGGATTTAAAGATATAAAAATTATCATCTTAGATGAGTTTGATTATATGTCCCAATCTGCACAAGCAATCTTGCGTAACTTAATGGAAACATTTTCTAAACATTGCCGTTTCATCTTAACGTGTAACTATGTAGAGAAAGTAATTGAACCAATTCAATCTCGTTGTCAATCATTTCAAATTGTTCCACCAACTAAAAAAGATGTTGCAATTCAAATTAGTAAGATTTTAAAATCGGAAGAAATTAGATTTGAACCAAAAGATTTAGTTCCAATTATTGATGCAGGATATCCAGATATTCGTAAGATTATCAATACTTGTCAATTAAACTCACATAAAGGTGCGTTGCAAGTAGATACTAAAAATTTATTGGAAAATGATTACAAGATGAAAATCTTAGATATTCTTAAATCATCAGACGATAAACGAAATCGGTATATGAAATTAAGACAAACTTTGATTGATAGTAGAGTAACTGATTTTACAGACTTATTTACTTTATTATATGATAAGGTAGATGAATACGCATCTTCTAATACTGCAAATGTAGTAATTGCACTTTCACAAGGACAAACTACCCATTTCCAATCAATTGATAAAGAGATTGCAATGGCTGCAACTTTAATTGAGATAAACAATTTATTATAATGGCAGTTACACTTTTTGATCACATCAAAGCAATTACTCAAACTCAAGATAAAAAGTATTGGGATAAGTTGGATGAATCTGATAAAAAGACATGGAGTAATTACATGGTATTTCGGTTTCTTTCAATGAACCCTGATTGGGTAACGATGGTTGCACAATTACAACCATATCTTCAAGAAGTTCCACCCAAAGCTTGTTATCTTGCTCTAATTGATATTATACCAAAGACACGTGCTTTCTTAAAATATATGAAAGCAAAAGGTGAGGATGTTTATGAAAAGTGGTTGATTGAATTAGTAACCAAACATTATAATACATCTACATTAGAAAGTGAAGATTATATTAAAATTTTATATTCAACCAAACCAGGCAGAGAACGAATTAAAGAGTTATGCACGATGTATGGAATTGAATCAAAACAAATTACAAAACTAAAATTAAACTTATAGATATGGCAATTAATTTCAAACCACTTGGTGATAGAGTAGTAGTTAAACCGAAAAAGAAAGAAGAAAAATCCGCAGGTGGTATTCTTCTAACCGATAGTGTAAATAGAGGTGAAAAGGTTACCGGAGAAGTTGTAGCAGTTGGTGATGGTATTTTCTCACAAACTGGAGAACGTATCCGAATGACAGTTTCAATTGGTGATTCAGTTCTATACAAAAAGGATATGGCAAGTGAAACACTCCCATTAGATGGTGAGGATTATTTGTTATTCCACGAACACGAATTATTAGGTATCATTTTACAATAAAGATAAAAATATGAATTATAGTCTCACTTATGATGACATCCAATTAGTTCCACAATATTCAGAAATTGCTACAAGAACGGCAATTAAATTAAACACATTGGTATCTCGAAGATATGGATTATTAAATCCATTAGTTGCTTCACCAATGGATACTGTCTGTGAAGAAGAAATGGCATTCAAAATGTTCCTTATGGGAGGAGTTGGATGTCTTCATCGTTTTATGTCAATTGATGAACAAGTCAATCAAGTCAAAAATCTAAAATATAGAATCTACGGAGAAGGTTTCGGTGGTCCTTTTGAAGATTGGGGAATTATGTATGATGATTGGCATGCCGAAATTAAACAAATTCCAATTATGGCTGCAATCGGAGTAATGGCTTCTGATATGGAACGAGCTAAGAGAGTAACTGAAGCAGGTGCAAATATTTTAGTTATAGATGTTGCACACGGCCACCACAAAAATGTCATAGATATGATTAAGTGGTGTAAGGAAAATCTAAATGAGAACGTTGATATTATTGCAGGAAACATTGCAACTTCAGAAGCAGCAATTATGTTAGAACATGCAGGTGCAGATGGATTGAGAGTTGGTATCGGTGGTGGTTCACTATGCACGACTAGAATAAAAACTGGATTTGGTGTTCCAAATGTAAGTTGTTTAGAAGATATTATCAGAGTTGCAAAAACTCCAGTAATGGCAGATGGGGGAATCAGAACATCCGGTGATATCGCAAAAGCATTATCATTAGGTGCAAGTTCCGTAATGTTAGGTTCAATCTTAGCAGGAACTGAAGAAGCACCCGGTCAAATAATCGAAACCCCAAAAGGTTTATATAAACGATATAGAGGTTCTGCATCATTGGAAACCAAAGTAGCAAACGGACAGAACGTTCGAAACATTGAAGGTGAATCAACTACCATCCCATATAAAGGTGGTGTAAAATTTATCTTAACTGGTTTGGTAGATGGTATTAAATCTGCCTTATCATATGCAGGTGTTAATGTTCTACGAAATTTCAGACCACCTTATGTAGTTGTAACCACATCGGGTATTAACGAAGCAAAACCACATTTATTGTAAAAAAACTATGAGTAAAATAGTAAATCTTTTTGGAGGCCCTGGCATTGGTAAATCATCAATTGCTTCGGGCCTTACTTATAAATTAAAAAAGAAACATATAACGTGTGATAATCCGTATGAGTTTCCAAAAGTTTTAGCATGGGATGAAAACCATTCTGCTATTAAAGACCAATTATATGTTCTTGCAAATCAACATAGGGGAATTGTAAAAAGTTTCGGTAAGGTTGATTATATCATTTTAGATTCTCCAATTATATTATCACTTGTCTATAAATCAGTATATAAGGGAATGGAGTATCCAGCAACGTTATATGGGGAGTCTTTTGATAAAATGGTATTGGATATCCATAATCAATATGATACTCTTAATATACTCTTAAAACGAACTGAAGGGGGGTATAATGAAAAGGAACGATATCAAACATTAGATGAATCTAAAGTATTAGATGATGCAATTGAAAACACCCTAATAAACAACAATATACCTTATACTATAATTGAAGTTGGTGATGATACCGTCAATGATATATTGAAAATACTACTATAAAAGTTTGGTAAATCCATTTTTATTTCGTATATTTGTAATATAAAAATAAAAGATATGATAGTATATGACCCACAGAATCCGTTAAGTGATGATGATTTAAAAGAATTATCTGAAACTGATTTCTTCTCATACTTAGACCAATTATCTGCGTATAAACGTAAAGATAAAAAGATAGTAGGTGAGTGGAAAAAGAAAGGACACGAAATTCTTAAAAAGAATGGTGTAAAAAATGTAAAAACAAACCGAACTCAATGGTTCGATTAAAATAAATAAAATGAGTTATAGTAATATATTAAAACCAACTTTAATAACTGGTCAACAATACGGAACAAAAGTTTCAGTTGAAATAGACCATAGTGATACTGACATAACTGAATTATTTGATGCATTCCAAACCATTTGTATTGGATTAGGATATGATGAATCATCTTGGAAACAATGCGTTGTAGATAAAGCAGAAGAATATAAAGAAGAGGCTGATGAGGAAGCAATGTACGAACCAAACGCTGAGTTACGAAGAGCAGCAGAAGAGTATGTTAGACTTATGAGTGAACAACAAATTGATGAAGCTCTTGCAGAACATAATGAAGATGAATGGAACGATGAATTGGAAACTCAATTTTGGAACGAACAACCATCCGAACCATTTGCAACACCAGAAGAGGTAGAGAAATACAATATCGATGGTGAGTTCGATGAATATGGAAAACGTAATTCAAAAGTTGATAAGAAAAAGAATAAAAAAAATAAAAAATAAATTATGGCACAAATTTTAGGACAAGGTGGTAATCAATTAAATCCACAAGAACCAATTGATTTAACAAAAACAGAAGCAATTGCATGTAAAAAATGTGGCGGTGAAATTTTTGTACAAGGATTTGCATTTAGAAAAATTTCAAAAATATTAACCAAAAAACCAAAAGATGAAGTAATTCCTGTTGAATTATTTTTATGTGGAGATTGCGGTGAAGTATTGGAAGATTTATTAGTTCCTGGTTTCAAAGTAGAAGAATAATGCAAAATCCACAAACGGAAACATTCTGCATATTACCATTCATTCACCTCTATTCAGAACCGAAGGGGGAGATGAAGCCATGTTGTATTGCAGGAGGGTTTGAAACGCCGTTGGATTTGAAACAACTAACAATCGATGGAGCATTTAATTCACCTCAAATGAAGAAATTGCGTAAAGATATGTTAGAAGGTAAACGTAATAAAGTTTGTGATGTCTGCTACAAAAAAGAAGATTTAAACGGAGTATCACCTCGTAATGATTTCAACAATAATACTTTATGGGAATTACCAAATGTAAATGAGGATTATTCAGTAGAAACTCAATTTCAACATATTGATATTAGATTTTCTAATCTATGTAATTTCAAATGTAGAATGTGTAGTCATGAATTTTCATCAAATTGGTTCGAAGATTATGGGAAAATATCACCCGGTTATACTAATGGTAAACCAAAGGTGATGAAAGTATCTGATACTATTGTTGAAGATTTAATTCCCCATTTAAAAAATATTAAAAGTTTTTATTTTGCAGGTGGAGAACCTTTAATCATGCCGGAACATTATAAGGTATTGAAACATCTTTATGATAATATGCCGGTAATTGAACAACATTGGGGTGATAAACGTCATTTAAGTATTCACTATAATACCAATCTTTCAGTAATCACCTATGATGAACAAAGTTTGGTAGAACTATGGGAAGGATTTGATAGAGTATTTCTTTCAATCTCTTGTGATGGAATTGGTGAAGTTGGTGAATATCAAAGAGTAGGATTCCAGCATAACAGATTTGTAGAAAATTTAAAAACAATACAAAAGTATTTTACACCACAATCACCTTACGCAGGTGGTATGGGAATGCAATATAATTTTCAATACACAACTACTATTTGGAACGTATATCATATATTTGATTTTATTAAATTTATGACAGATAATAAATTTATTACTTCAACCGAACATATAGATTTTTATTATGCATGGAACCCAGTAAACGTTTCCTTAAATAATATCAGTAAATCTGAAAAAGAACGAGTTATTAAGTTTTTAAAAGATGGCATGGAAACTATAACAAGTAATAAAACCATAGATGAGTTAAACAACTTAATCAATTTTATCAATTCAGACCAAAATATTGATAACCCAATTGAAATGGTAGTGGGATTTACTAAAAAATTAGATGACCTATTTAAAACCAATGCTAATAGTTTAAATGGGATTGATTTTGATAGTATGCTTGTAGAATCTTTTTCGGAATAAATTAGGAATTTACAAATATTATTCGTATATTTGTAGTATAAAAATAAAGTTATGGCAAGAGTAAGTTATTCTCAATATGGTATGTGGAGTTCATGTCCTCAACAATTTAAATTGAACTATATTGACAAGTTAGGAGAAAGTTCAGCGAACATTCACACAATCTTTGGTTCTGCGATGCACGAAACCATTCAACATTTTTTAAGTGTAATGTATGGTGTATCTAAAAAACAGGCATTAACATTGGATTTAGAAACAATGTTAAAAGATAAATTGGTAGAACACTTTACTGCTGAAAAGGAGAAGATGAGTGAGGGAACACCTTGTACCAAAGAAGAGTTAGAAGAATTCTTCGGAGATGGAAGACATATCTTACATTACTTTAAAACTAAATTGGATAAACTATACACTAAAAGTGGATTCGAATTAGTTGCAATCGAGATGGCATTGAACGCAGAAGTAAAACCCGGTGTTCATTTCATTGGATTTATTGATATTGTGTTGAAAGATTTATCATCAGGTGATATTATCATTGTGGATTTAAAAACATCAACATCTGGTTGGTCAAAATATCAAAAGAATGATAAAGTAAAAACATCTCAAATGTTGTTGTATAAAAAATTCTATTCAGAAAAATACAACGTTTCATTAGACAAAATCAAAGTAGAGTATCAAATTCTTAAACGTAAGATTAACGAAGATTTTGAATACCCAATCCCACGCATTTCTAAATTCATTCCTCCCCATGGTAAACCTTCAGTTAATGCTGCATGGAAAGGGTTTATGGAATTTGTTGATTCTGTATATGATGATGGTGGTTTAATTAAGACTACCGATTTCCCAACTAATAAGGGAAAAGCATGTGATTGGTGTGAATTTAAGACACGAAAACTTTGTCCTCTTTGGAAATAATTTCTCTTTTTTATATTTGTATATATTTATATACATAACAAAAAACAAGAGAGAGAGTTATGGCAAACCCAAACACAAACACAAAATTAACAACGGTGAAAATCATTCACGATGTTTATGCAAAATTTAAAAAAGTTTCATTCGATTCAAACATTACCTTACAAAAATTAGTTAATCGTTCTTTGGAAAAATATACCGAAGATGAACAATTTAGAAACGAAATTAATAGTTACAACGAATTACACGCTAGTGGTTCACAATTTTAATTAAATTAAATGACAGAAGTAAGAAAGAAAAAAAAGATTCTTTTACTATCCGATGACTTAAGAATGTCATCTGGTATCGCAACCGTATCAAAAGAATTAGTTTTTGGCACATTTGACAAATACGATTGGGTTCAATTGGGAGCCGCAATAAATCACCCCGACAAAGGTAAAGAACTTGATTTAGGTGATGATGCACGTAAAATAAGTGGTGTTGAAGATGCATCCCTTAAAATTGTTCCGTGGAGTGGTTATGGTGATGCTAACATTTTAAGAGAACTTATAATGAAACATCAACCAGATGCAATCCTTCATTTTACAGACCCGAGATATTGGAGATGGTTATATGAAATGGAAGCAGAATTAAGACAAAACATTCCTATTTTCTTCTATCATATTTGGGATGATTTGCCAGACCCGAAATACAACAGAGATTATTACGAAAGTTGTGATTGGTTAGGATGTATTTCAAAACAAACATATGGTATTGTAAAACGCGTAGGTGCAATTAAAACTCCAACCACTAAACCATTAGAAGATTGGCAAGTTTCGTATGTTCCTCATGGTATCAATTCAGAAACATTCAAACCAGTTGAAGTTCCTACTGAATTTAAAAAAGAATTATTTGGAGATAAAGAATACGATTTTGTTTTATTTTGGATGAACCGAAATATCAGACGTAAACAACCATCCGATGTAATTTGGGCATATAAGAGATTCGTAGATGGATTACCAAAAGAAAAACGTGATAAAGTATGTTTATTAATGCATACTCAACCGGTGGATGAAAACGGAACTGATTTATATGCAGTAAAAGAAACCATTTGCCCAGATTATGATGTAGTTTTCTCAACAAACAGAGTTAATCAAGATCAATTAAATTTAATTCACAATCTTGCCGATGTTACAATTAACATTGCAGGTAATGAGGGATTTGGATTGGTTACTGCAGAATCTGTAATGGCAGGAACTCCTATTATTGTAAACGTAACAGGTGGATTACAAGACCAGTGTGGATTTAAACTAAATGGTAAAGAATTCACTGCAGATGATTATGTAGAACATGGTTCATTGCATGATTGGAGAAAATGGGCATCTAAAGTTACACATGGTGAATGGGTTAAACCAGTATTCCCAAAAGTTCAAACATTAGTAGGTTCAGTTCCAACTCCATATATTATCGATGATAAGGTGGATATTTACGAAGTTGCAGATGCAATGAGATATTGGTATGAAAAAACACCAGAAGAACGTCAACAAGCAGGATTGAAAGGTAGAGAGTGGATGTTGAACGAAGGTGGGTTATCAAATACTAATATGTGTAAAACATTAGTTGATGGTATGGAAACCGCAATGAAAAATTGGAAACCAAAAGATAGATATAACTTATATAAACTAAGATAATGAGTAAACCAATATTCATCATTAGAATGCCAGGAACTTGGTCACCTCAACAAATCGAATCATCTCGTGAGGCTATTTACAAAAATAGAGAATTATGTGAAGATTACCATGTAATGGTTCTTGCGGATAGAGAAGTTGAATCGACTGTATTTGAGATGTATAACGCACCAAATGAACCTGATAAATTAGAAAATATTACAAAGTTAATTGAATTATCCATCGAAAGGTGTTTAAGACAAGAAGAAGAACAAAGAAAAAGAGAAGAAAATGAATAAACCATTATTGTTATTTCAAGCACCAATTGCAACCCGTAGTGGTTATGGAGACCATTCTAGAGATTTATTAAAATCTATATTTGCAATGGATAAATTTGATGTGAAAATTGTTCCAACAAGATGGGGAACAACCCCACAAAATCAATTAGACCCATCAACCGAATTTGGTCAAAAAATACTACAAAATATTGCAGTTACATTGGATAGACAACCCGATGTATTTGTGCAAGTTTCAGTTGCAAATGAATTCAAAAAAGTTGGTAAATATAATATTGGAGTAACTGCGGGTGTAGAAACTACAATAGCACCTAAAGAATTTATCGATGGGTGTAATTTAATGGATTTAGTTTTAGTTCCATCAGAATTTACAAAACAAGTATTAGAAACTACTACATTCACCGAAGTAAATAACCAAACAAAACAAAAAATTAGAGATATTAAAGTATCTACTCCAATTGAAGTTGTATTTGAAGGTGTCGATTTAGATACGTTTTTAACTCCAACATCAGATGTAGATGTTTTATCTGATATTAAAACTGATTTTAATTATTTGTATGTAGGTCATTGGTTACAAGGTGATTTAGGACAAGATAGAAAAGATGTGGGTATGATGATAAAAACATTCTGCACCGTCTTTAAAAATGTTGCTAAAGATAAACAACCTGGTCTTATTTTGAAAACCTCAATGGCAGGATTTTCGGTAGGAGATAGAGAAATCGTTGCAAATAAAATTAACCAACTTACTAAAGAATTTGGTGATAAGTGTCCTCCAATTTATTTGTTATTCGGTGATTTATCCGAATCAAATATGAGTGATTTATATCATCACCCAAAAGTAAAGGCGATGATTTCATTTACTAAAGGTGAAGGGTATGGAAGACCTCTTGCAGAATTTGCAACTACGGGTAAACCAATTTTAGTTTCAAATTGGAGTGGATTGATTGATTTCTTACCAGCAGAAAATACAATATATTTAGAAGGTGAATTAACACCGGTGCATCAATCTGCATCTAATCAATTTTTACTAAAAGAATCAAAATGGTTTTCAGTCGATTATACAAAAGCAGCACAATCAATTTTAGATTTACATAAAAACTACAATAAACATTTAAAGAAATCTGCAGGATTGAAAACTAATATTGTAAATAAGTTTTCTTTATCAAAGATGCATGAAGTAATGAAAAATGTATTTGATAAATATGTAACGATAAAACAGAAAGTTGAACTTAAATTACCTGAAATTAAAAAATTATAAAATGGCATACACAGGTCAGTATAAACAATTTTTAAAACCGGAAGTTAGGGTAAGTAAAGGTGAGATAAAACCCAGAAACATTTATCGAATTTCTACTTATGCAGGTGGAACACCTCCTACTAAAGTTGGTGATCAATCTCGTTATGTATTTGTTATTGGTAAAATTGATGGTAAAATACATTGTATTAAATTAAATGATGTTAAACCAATTGATTTTACAAATCTTATAAATAAATTAAGAGATAAACGAATCCCCATAAAATCAGATCAAGCATTAGAAGAATTGTTAAAATTATTTTCAAACGATGGTAAACAATTATTTGAAACTTATATAAAAACGAATTCAAAAGTATATTCATCTAAAATGGCTAATTATAGAACTTATATTTTAGATAATATTCAGAATGTTTGGGAGATTAGATTTGAAGAAGGATTTTTACGAACGTTATTTAAAGAGGGTGGAACTACCACAACTCAAAGAGATACGATTCAAACTGAAGTTGCAGAAAAGGGAGTAAATGAATAATATACTAGCATTAGGATGTTCATTCACTTGGGGAGAATCATTACAATTCTTTTCAGGTTTAGATTCGGTGGTATGGAAACAGGATAGACCTCAGTTTCCAGATTCACTTAAAACATTAGATGATGCTCAATTAAATTTTATATACCAAAATCGTTGGCCTGCTTTATTGGCTAACCAATTAGGAGTTGAATATATTACTAAATCAAGAAATGGTGGTTCTAATATGGAATCATTAACTTTTGCTACTGAATTCTATAACAATCCTTCTAATTTAGAAAATTATAAAATTTGCGTATTTCAACTTACAGAATTTTCTAGAGACCCATTTATATTTAAATTACCATCGGGTGAGATATTAGAAAAAACTGATTATTCTACGTTGGAATATGAAAGACAAGTGCTTGGGTTGGATAATGATACTATTCTTAAAGATTCATACACTTATTTCTATGATAAATTATATGAATTTAAAACTTTTTTAGAATCAAATGGAGTATTAGTTTATATAATAGCATACCCCAAAGATTCAGTTGAAGTTTTAAAAACTCATAAATTATATTCAAACTTTGTAACCTTAAAATATAAAGAAAACGAATACACATCAACCGATGATTTGAGTGAAAATCATCCGTTGTTGGTTATTGAAAATTATTTTTCTGATAAGAATTTAAATAAAGGTGATAATCATTTAATTTTAGAAGGTCATCACATAATAGCAAATAGTATTTACAAAGAAATTAAAAAAAATGATTAGTATAAGTTACGCAATAACGGTTTGTAATGAATTAGAAGAAATAGTTAAATTACTAAACTTTTTACAATTACATATAAGACCAGAAGATGAAGTTGTAATTCAATATGATTCAACATCTGCTACTCAAGAAGTCAAAGAATATTTGAATGTAATGGATATGATGCAAGATAATCATACACTTATTTCATTTCCACTTAATAATGATTTTGCAACTTTTAAAAATAATCTAAAATCACATTGTAGTAAGGATTATATTTTTCAAATTGATGCAGATGAAATTCCACATCAGACATTAATTGAGTATTTACCTCAAGTATTAGAATCCAACCCAGTAGATGTAGTATTCGTTCCACGTATCAATACCGTTGAAGGATTAACCGAATCTCACATTAAAAAATGGGGATGGAATGTAAATGAAAAAGGTTGGGTAAATTTTCCCGATTACCAATTGAGAATTTACAAAAGAACCGATGACGTTGTGTGGATGAATAAAGTTCACGAAACCATCACAGGTTACACCACATTTTCAAATTTCCCAACTGAAGAAGATTGGTGTTTATACCATCCAAAAGAAATTCAAAGACAGGAAAAACAAAACGATTATTACGAAACAATTCAGAGATGAGTAAAAATATAATCTTTATACCTGCGTATAATGGATTTAATACTCAATTACCAGAATGTATTGAATCCTGGAAATGGTATTGCAATAAGTGGAATATTGAATTGATTATTGCAAATGAAAAAAAAGTATATGATTTCGAGCCATGGGGAAACGGATGTTTTGAACCCTGGTTTGATAATCGTTTAGTTGATTTGGAATATGATAAAGTTTTAATCGTAGATGCAGATACTATGGTTAGATGGGATACCCCAAATATATTCGAAGTTGCTAAAGATTATGAAATGTGTGTTGTAGCAGATGCAGGTGGAGAATTTTCTGGACATCGTCATTTACAACAATGGATTAGAATTAACCCTGATATAAAAACTCCGGCAGATAAATACTTTAATACGGGATTTGTATTTTTATCAAAGAAAAAATATTTAGCAATTAGAGAACAGATGCCTAAGTATTATGATTATTGGTCATTCTTTTACAAAATCGGACCACAAGGACCAAATGCTTGTGAACAAACTCCTGTTAATATTATAGCATATGAATTGTTTCCAACTGAAATTCATCATTTAGAATATATTTGGAATAATATGGTCATGCATGAGTATGAGGATGGTTCGTTTGTAAATGATTCATATATCTGGCACTTTACTGGTCCTAAGATGGGTGGACATACTAACAAAAGAAATATTATAAGACAAATTTGGAATCATATAAAAAATTACTATGAAAAAACTACCAATTAGTGTAGGAATACTTGCATGGCATTCAGGTCAAGTTCTGGTAGACACTCTGACAACATATTACCACAATGGGTTATTCGATATGGTAAACGATGTTACTATTCTTTTTCAAGAAGTAACGGAGGAGGATATTAAAATTGCATCACATTTTGGTATTGATTGTATTGGTTTACAAAAAAATATTGGAATTGGTAAAGCATTCAAACGTTTAACTGAAAATGCACAAACAGATTATGTTCTTATTTTAGAGCATGATTGGAATCTAATCGAAAACGAAGAAACTACATTTTTAAGATTACAGAAAAGTTATCAGGCATTAGAAATGGGATTGGATGTAGTTCGTTTAAGACATAGAAGAGAACCCGGTCATCCACATTTTTCATTTCAATATAAAGGTAGAGAATTAGAATACTATGATGATTGGCACGAACTTACATCACCACATCTATTAGATTCAGTTCATTGGTGTGAACCTGATATTGAGTTTCCAGAACAAATTAAGAAAAGTGAAGATATGTTTTACACCACATCTCGTTATGGGAATTGGACAAACAATCCTTGTTTATATAAAAAACAATTTTATTTAGATGCAATCGAACCATTTATGGGTGAGGGTATTGATTTGGAAAGAAAGATTGCATATTGGTGGCCAAGACAAGATTTCAAAGTTGGACACAATGAAGGATTATTCAAACACAACGATTGGAAAAAATACGGAAAATAATGAATTACACAATAGTAGGTTGTATAACAAAATACGGAATTGAAGATATAAAACCATTTGTAGAATCTATCGAACAAAGTGGATATACCGGCGAGAAATTGATGTTGGTATATGAAATATCAAATGATACGATTGAGTATCTTAAAAGTAAAGGATGGAGTTTATATGGTTCAGAATTACAACAACATATAATAGTTCAGAGATTTAGAGATATGTATGTTTTATTACAATCTTTACAAACTGATGTTATTATATGGTGTGATGTGAAAGATATTGTATTTCAAAAAAATCCAACTGAATGGTTAGATAAGAATATGAAAGGTGATATCCTTGCTTTTTCTGAATCATTGATTTTTGATCACGATAGTTGGGCACATATTAATGCAGGAACATCATTTCCAATTGAATGGGAATGGTTGAAGAACGAAGAAATTTATTGTGCAGGAACGATTGTTGGTAAAAAAGATGCTATTAAAGATTTATTCATCGATATTTACAGATGGTCATTAACAACTTCAAATCCAGGACAATTAGCAGACCAAGCAGCATATAATATATTATTGAGATTACATCAATTCAAAGATAAGGTTCAGTTTGTAAAACAACAAGAAGGTTTTGCTGCACAATTACATTTGAAAATTAGATTTGATAAACAACATCTTTGTAGTGAAGAACTTGCTACAATCGATGGTGATTTGATAAAAACTTCAAATGGTGAATTATTTACAATCGTGCATCAGTATGATAGGGATGATACACTTAAAAACTTAATAAAAACAAAATACAAATGAATATAGTTTTATCAACATTTATATTACCACATGAGATTGATGATTTAGAGCAAATTCTTTTGCAATTAAAAAAATCATCTCTCTTATTAGATTCTAAAATTGATTTTACAATCGATGTGGCAATGACTATAGCAGATGATATGATTGATTGGAAAAAATCATCATTACCAAAATCATATTTTTTAGATAAATTGTTAAAATTATCTACTGATGTGGATTGGTGTAGTAAAACTTTCAATGCAAGTGAAACAATTAAAGGATGTATCTCACATAAAAGAGATGTCTTAGAAAGATATGAAGATGCTGATTATTTTATTTGGTTAGATAGTGATATTGTATTCGATGAACGAACTTTACCTTATATGGTAAGTAGTTTATCAGCTTTATCTGAATATGATTATACTATCATCACTCCCGAAATTGTAAAATTATGGGATGATACGTGGGATTGTTTAGTTAATGAATCATTTTTAGATAAACCATTAAATTATCATCTAACTAATAATCCATATAAAGATAGTGGAATTAAAGGCGAGGTATCAGTTGAATCGGTTGTAAATACGATACCAGAACAACCAACTTACAAATTCGCAGGAGGATGGTTTACGTGTATTAGTGCTAAATTATTAAATCGAATCGGTATACCAGAATCCTTTGGTCATTATGGTCCTGCAGATGATACTTACATTATGTGGGCTTCTGAAAAAATCTCGAGATTGGATAATAATCCTGTCAAACAATTTAAGTTAAAAAACATAGTTGTTTGTGAAAATTATCGATATCGAAATCAAGGACACTATATAAATCATATGAGTATTTACAATCGAAAGGATGAATTTAAAAAAATTGCTACCTCCAAATTAACAGAAGAATACAATAAACTCACTTAATAGTGAGTTTTTTGTTTTTAGTCTCGTATTTATATTTACAAATTTTAAATGTTATACAAATCAGTTTCATAAATTAAGGTTACCTAAATCCAAACCAGGAGGTAACGTGAAATACGGTCTATTAAATTTAATTAAGATTTTTTGTATCTGCACAATATTAGTATTTGTATCAGATTCATCTCAAGAAGACAAAAAAATTAAAATCGGTGAAATAACTAATGAAATTCGATTAGGACCATTTGCTGGCCAAAGAAATATGGCAGTGGGTGTAAAGAATATCTTAGAAGAATTATTTCAAGATTTAGATTATCAATTAACTCCCGATGCGGAGGAAGAAATAACAATCCGTTTAGTATTTTTTGATGTAAAAAATATCGGTCAAAATATCGGTATTTATCACAATGATGTGTCTTTGACTGAAATCATTGCTATTGGTGAATTACGAAGAAATGGTAAAGTTGTAAAAAAGACAATACAGAAAGGTCAAAGTAAAGAAATTTCAACTTCTACTTTGGTGGTTGCAGAAGATGGTTCGTTTAATCAACAAACCGCAAGTATAGCACTTAAAAAAGTATGTGAAAGCATAGTAAAGGATTTAACAAAATGAAAAAACTATTAACATTTTTGGGGATATTTTTAATATCACTTACATCATTTGGACAACTAACTATTAGTCAGTCCTTAACACCTGCAACTGGGTTAAAAGTTGGAGATACCATCACTGTCAAATATACATTATCAAAAGGACAAGTGATTAAGAATCCACGTTATCTTTGGTTTAGATATCAATATAACAACAAAGCGTTGACATATGTTTCAACTACATTTAATCAGGGTTCATCTACTCAAACTTTCTATACTGGTTGGAATAACTATAAGTTTATATTCAATGGTGGTGCAAGTGATAATGATTTGAACGTTCAGTATGGGTTAACTCCGTGGAATTATCAATCAAATGTAGATTGGAATGTTGGTCAATTGACTATTCAACGTGCAGATGCATCTATTAGTGGATTGATTGCTACTCAAAAATACATTCTAAAAGACCAAAATACTTACAACAATATTTTCAAATTAGATTTAGCAACTGGTACTGATATTGATGGTTCGAATGTGGGAACTATTTATGGCGGTGGTTCATCATCTTTAAATAACGTAACGGGTAATACATCTCAATTCAAAGTAAAAGTTTTATTTCCACAAGGATATAACATCACAGATCATAACGTTCAATTGATGAGATTAAAATCAGATGGCAGTGGCACTATTGATTGGTCTCAACAACCTATTGCACAATTACCATTGGATGGTAGTGGTGAGGCACTATTCACAACTCAAGTTAAAGTAGGAGATTCAGTTGGTGTATTTGTTGGACCGGCATTCCAAAAAGCATGGATGAATGATATTGTAACCGTATCGGATGCATACAAAGCATTCTTAGGTCATTCACAAACTGATATTAGTGGAACTGGAAACTACTTTACTTTACCTACATTGGAAAAGAAAATTGGTAAAGTAACTACTAATAATAACGCATTCGGTGAAGGTGATTCTTACGCTTTATTTGCACACATAATGGGACAAGATGTATCATCAACTGCAATGATTCCTACTAACACTTCAACATCAGTAAGATGGTATAGTGGTTTATTGAATCAAAATTGGTTAGATGGTATTGTTAAAAACAGAGTATTGATTGATACTCCAATTAAAGAAGTTTATGCAGTATTTGCTTGGGGTGGTGATTTGAACTGGTCACATTCATCAGACCCATCAGTAATAGCAACTAAAATAAGTGCTGGACAATATACAAACGCAGTGAGTAGTAAACAAGTAAACTCAATCAAATCAATGAGTAATACAACAATGGCTTATCAAACTTTAGCAGTTGAAAAAGCAACATTGGGTATATCATCTACATTGGAAGGTGGTAAAGTTGTATTAACTACTAAATTAACAAAAACAGAATTAGCAGGTTTACAAGTCGTAATGAATTATGATGAATCTAAATTAACATTGGATAATGTAATATTTGATACAGGTAATACCATCACTAATTTCTCTACACATGAAAATGGTAGATTAACGTTTGGTTCTATTGACCAATTAAAAACTGCAAGAATTAAAGTAGGGACTCCTTACAAATTGATTTTTACACCAAAAACACCTTTAACAAATACTGCAGGATTATTCTACTTCGTTCTTTCAGATGCAGTAGATTCAAAGGGTAACAAAATTGACTTAATAGTTGAATAAGATATGAAAAAAATATTAGTTACATTATTATTATTAACATCATTTTTAGGGTTCGGACAGAGTGTATCTGCTCCGGACTCTAAATCATTTACACAATCCACTAATGGACAAGATGCAAGTGGATTCGTATTGAGTGGGTTTAGTTCAACATCAACTTTATTAGCATCAATCAGTTTAGTAAATCCACCTTCAGGTACAACATTCGTATTAAATACAACAACAGGTTTAACTGCAGCAAGTGGATTTACCTTAAATGGCAATAAAACTCGTTTAGTGGTATCTGGTACGATGGATAATATCAACACTGCATTATCATCTTTAAAGATAAATACGGGTTCGGTAGTAGGAAGTGTTCAATTATCCATAGCAGCAACTGTAAACCCTGTTGGTTATTTTTACAATGGTGTTAATGGACACTTTTATAGACCAATATCAAGTGGAGCAACTTATTCTAATGCAAAGTTATTATCATCACAACAAACATTCAAAGGTCAGCAAGGATATTTGGTAACAATAACATCTGCTTCGGAAGATGCTTTTATATATGCAAACGTCCCACAAGCTAGTATTTGGTTTGCATTAACTGATGAATTAACCGAAGGTCAATGGAGAATTGATGCAGGTCCTGAAGCAGGAACTTTAATAAAAACCTCAAACGGACAACTTAGTGGAAATATAGTAGGTCAATATAATAATTGGGCAGGTGGTGAGCCAAATAATAGTGGTAATGAAGATTATGCAGTAACAAAATGGGGAGGTGGGTCTCAATGGAATGATTTACCAAATAATTTTAGTTGTGCATATGTAGTTGAATTCGGAACTTGGTCTAATCCAGATGATGCAACATTTACGGAATTTTATACCAATAGTGTATCTCATTCAAATGGAGAAGTTTTATCTGCAAAATTCAATATTGATTTCGGTGGTAATGTAGATGAAACTAAATTTTCAGCAAAAGGATACACCTACACTAACAATAATTGGAATATAGTAAATGGAACTGCTAAACAATTGAGTGGATTAGGTAAAGTAGATTTGACAAGTTTATTAGATACTGCTAAAATATCAAATGGTGGAGTAAGAGCAACAACTACAACCGGTGGAGTGGAATGGTGTGTAATTTATGATTATGATGTAATTAATCAAAGATATCGAATCGGAATTGATAGTAGGGAAGTAAATGGGATTTTATCAAATCCATCTACGATTAGTAGTTTACAATTATTTGATTTATGGAACGGACCTGTAACATTTAATTCATATGACCCAAATGGTTGGACAGAAGTTTATGTTTATACTTCAACTCAATTTAATTTTAGTGGTTCATCATTTGCATCGTTTATTAGGTCAGGTAATGGTGCATATGGATTAAGAGCAGAATTTACATTTTCACCAATTGAATCATATAAACCACATGGTATCGAATTGATTCCAAATTCACAAACAGAATTAAATACATTATATAGTAATATCGTAGGTGTATCTGATGTTTACATTGCATTTAAGGAATTAGCAAATGGTGGGTTATTTGGAAACCAAAGTGGATTAGAATTTACATCTGGTCTACAATATATGAACGCAGATGTGGATGGTAATGGTGTGTTTGATGAATCGGACACATATAAACTTCTTCAACATTTAACAGGTGTTCAACCTCTCACACAATATTCTGCATTAACTTATTTGATGAAATTGTATAGTAAATCAGATTATGATGCTATTACAAAATCTAATTGGAATACTCAATTTAATTCAACTCGTAATTTATTCCCATTCACATTGAGTGGAATGAATAACACCTATAATATGAATGTAACTTGGTTAGGTGATGTAAATCTATCCCATTCAGCACAACAAACTACATCTGTCATTTCAACTAATAGTTTGAAAACGATGAGTTTAAGTGTAAATTCAGTTTCTAATCAAATTAACGCATCACTTATGGGTGAAAACGTTGGTGGTAAATTGGTTGTCACCATATCAATAGACCCATTACAACAAGAATTAGTTGGAACACAATTTAAGTTAAACTATGATAATACTTCATTGGAATTCCAAAAAATAGAATTCACTACAAAAGGTAATCCTACAAATTTTGGAACTGATAAAGGTGATTATATAACTTTAGGTTCGTTGATTACCGATGGTTCAACTTTATTAGATAAGACAACAGAATATAAAATAACATTTTTACCAAAAATAGGATTGGGTAGTGTATTGGGATTATCATCAATATCAGCAACAGATGCAGTTAATAAAAGTGGAACACAATTAAAAATAAAGGTAAACTAATGAAAAAAATACTATTTATATGTATAATTTTAATGTGGGGTTGTAGTAAACCAGAAATACCATTTCCAGAAGTTATGGCTAAAGATGATATATTTAGTGTAACTGAAAGTAATGTTTCAAATGGTCAATCTATACACTTTGATTTACCCACTGCAGGAGTATATTATCTAACTTTAATTGATAAAGAAAGTGGACAAGTGATAAGTAGAGAAAAATTCACAGGTCAATATGGTGAAAATGTAAAGAAAATATACACTAAATCAATTTCGGTTAAATACTTATATTTGTTATTGGAAGATGTTACTAAAAAAGAAATAAGTAAAACAACGATAATAATCAATTAGGAGAACCGATGAAAAAAATATTTATATTAGTATTATTTACTACTTTATTAGTAGGATGTAGTAAAGAAGATTTCATACCAATGCCGGAATCTGCATCCGAAGAACTTAAAATGACAAGTTCAGTAGGTATTAAATTACAAACACCATTTGTAACTTCTGAAGTTGCAATGAATGTGAAAACTGAAACGGCAGGTTCGGTAACAATAAAAATATTTGATATTGCTAACAGAGTAGTATCTAAAGAAACTATGAATGTAGTAGCAGGAGATAATGTGCTTAAAGTATATACAACTGCATTACCATCATCTGCATATAGAATTGGATTATTCGATGCAAGTGGTAAACAATTAGGGGTTACGGATTTTAACAAACTATAATTTAAAAATGAAGGAATAAAATTATGTTACTAAAAAAAGGAGATAATAACGAGAATGTAAAATTATTACAAACAAAACTCGGATTAGAACCAGTAGGTAATTTCGGACCAAAAACCGAAGAAGCTGTAAAAGCATTTCAAAAGAAAAATGGATTAACTGCAGATGGTATTGTAGGTGATGGGACGTGGGGTAAGATTATGGGAACAACTCCTACACCGCAACCAATCGTAGCAACTCCACAACCCGTAGTATCAACTCCAACCCCGCAAGTTGCAGGATTGAAATTGGATAAACTTAAAGGACACGTTCCTCAAATAGTAATAGATTCAATTCCAGAAGTTGCAATTAAGTTTGGAATCAATACTCCATTAAGAGTTGCACATTTTTTAGCACAATGTGGACATGAGAGTGGTGGATTCAAAGTAACATCTGAAAATCTAAATTATTCGGCAAAGGGATTGAGAGGTATCTTTAAAAAATATTTCCCAACTGATGCAATTGCAAATGCATATCAACGAAATCCACAAAAGATTGCAAACAAAGTTTATGCAAATCGTATGGCAAATGGTTCGGAAGCAAGTGGAGATGGATACAAATTCAGAGGTAGGGGATATATCCAATTGACAGGCAAAGAAAACTATACTGCATTCGGTAAATCAATCGGTGTAGATATTCCAAACAACCCAGATTTAGTAGCCTCTAAATATGCATTAGCATCAGCAGCATGGTTCTTTTCTAAGAACGGATTACATAAGATTGCAGATGAAGGTGCAAGTGATGTAGTTGTAACTAAAATCACAAAAAGAGTAAATGGTGGAACAATTGGTTTACCAGATAGAATTAAACATTTCAAAGAATATTATCATTTATTAGCATAAGGAGAAAATCAAAATGGCAGAAGAAAAAGAAGAATCAGCAGGAACATCAATTAAAAGTATTTTAATTGGATTAGTAAGCACAATTACATTAGGTGTAGGTGGGTTTATCACTAACAAATTAACAGGCGAAGGTGATGCAGAACCAGCTCCGGTACAACAAGCAGCACCGGTAATTAACATTACACAAAATCAAACACAACAACAATCTGCTGGAAAGACAGTGATTATCAAAGAAAAAGCAGTTCCTGCATCTAGCGGTTCACAACCACAACCACAGGCAAAACCAAAGCCAAAAGAAAAAGAAGATGAGGAGTGGTAGAAAATAAAAAATAAAGGTTGTATTAATTGTTTCATAGAGGAGTTATGGTAAACCAAAAAAAGGAGAAACAAATAATGGCATTTAAAGACATTTTTAAAGACAACAATGAATATAACGAAAAATCAATCGTTGGATTCGCATCATTCGCAGTAATGGTAGTATTTGCAGCTGCAGATATAGTAACGGGTATTATGGGACAGACATTGGAAATTAGTGATACTATTTTCAATTCATTTGTAATAATCACATTAGGTTCATTTGGTATCGCTGAGGCTGGTAAAGTTTTTGGTGGTAAAAAAGAATCCGATTCTAATGAAGAAGAATTAGGATAATTAATATGAAAACGTTACTACAATATTGGAAAGACAACCAGCAATGGTTGGCTTTCTTGTTAATGATAATATATCTAAATGGGTTTTTTATTATTTTAGAAGAACAAATGAGAACTATATATTGGTTACCAATTATATGGTTAGTTCAATTTTTTGGATTGGCTGGTTGGTATTCATATGTTGCTAATAAAAAAGGTTGGAAACTTCCTAAAGATATAAAAGATACACATAGTTAAGAATAAAGGATACTACATGAAAAAACTTATATTAGTAATAGTATGCATACTATTTACTCAAATCACATTTGCACAGATTGGGACTATTAAAGCAGAAAAATATCAATCAGAGTTTGAGAAGAAACAATCAATTGAAGATGTTTCGGATTATGATGGTAAACCAATCCCAATTGCTCTCTTAAACATTTCCGCAACAGATGAAGTATATCAAATGTGGCCAGATTTAAAAGATGCTAGAATTGGATTAGGTGTAACTAATATGGTAATTGAGTATTTAGAATATACTAACAGATTTCAATTCGTAGAAGAAAAATCTGAAATTAAAAACAGAATGAAAGACCAATGGAAAGCATCTAAGAAAGGTGTATCCGAAAATGAGGTTTATGGGTTTGGTAAAATCAAATTAGCAAATTATTTTGTCACAATTGAAATTTATGATTTTTCAGTATCAGAGGATGAAGTTCTTTCTTTAAAGGAAGGTTCTAAACAAACTCAAACAACTCGTTTAGGTCTTCAGGTTCGTTTCACTAATGCAATTGATGGAACTTATTTCGTAGGTTCTGGATTAGGTGAAGCAAATACAGTCAAAACTCAAGAAGGATTATTGGGGTTAGATGTTGAAGAAATTAAATTTAGACAATCTGCAATCGGAGTAACTACTCGTAAAGCATTAGAAACTGCATCTGCACGCATTGTAAGTAGATTAATTAAAAAAGGTGTATTTCCTAACTAAATGTGATAAAAAAATTATTATTCATATTACTACTAACCTTCATAGGTTTGAGTGGATACGGTCAAACTACGTTCACTCAAACCTTTGTTGATAGATGCACGGGTGATGTAAAGGTAGTTACGGCAACATTTGTAAATGGTAGAGCAACCGTTGCATTTTATAATCGAATTAGAGTATTTACTCAACAAGAAGTTACAAACGGAACACTTCAAATGTGGTTAACCGAAACTTATAATTGGTGGTATGCACTTTCACCATGTTCGGTTGCAACTCAACAAGCACAACAAGCCCAACAAACTGCACAACAAGCACAACAAGCAGCTCAAACCGCATCTCAAGCAGCATCACAGGCTGCAAGTGCTGCATCTCAAGCAGCATCTGCAACTTCAAACATTCCATCAGTTCCGGTAGTTAATACACCACCACCTCCACCACCTGCAAGTAATAGTTCTTCACCACCTCCTGCACAAAGTGGGGGTAGTTCATCATCTTCATCAAGTAGTAGTTCTTCTTCATCTTCGTCACAAAGTGAGGGTAATTCTTCTTCATCTTCGTCACAAAGTGAGGGTAGTTCATCTTCAAAATCGGAAACGAAGAGTGAAACTAAATCCGAATCTAAATCAGAAAGTAAATCTGAAAGTAAGAGTGAGGAAAAGAAAGAAGAATCTAAATCGGAAACTAAAGAAGAAAAAAAGGAAGAGAAAAAAGAGGAAACTAAGGAAGAGAAAAAGAAAGAAGACGATAAGAAAAAAGAAGATAAGAAAAAAGAAAAACAACAAAAACGTGCATCTGCACCACCAATGATGGTAAGTGGTGATATGATTGGTATGCAAAGTTTAACAGGTGGAATCGATGCAGTTCTTTCCGTTGGGGTATCTAAATCATCAATATTTGGTGATAGAAGTTATAACGCAGGAACAATGATTTGGTCTAACCTAAGACAATTCAGTTTATCCGCATCAACTGCTAAAATTTATATGACATCTGATTATAAAGTAAGTGGGATTGAATCTATTTCAGCATCATACTCAAACAATTTCGGCACAAATGCAACATCGATATCAATGAGTTGGATAGAACCAATGAGTGGTAGAAAAGGAACATTTGGTATTGGATTCAATGGTTCTGCAGTATGGGGTGAAATGTTGGATTATGGAACATATACAATTGGTTGGAATGCATTATACACAAACTCATTTAAAGTAGGAAAGAACATAACATATTCTCCAGCTTTTATCGTAACCAACACACCCGTTAACGCAGTAAATCAAATGCAAGAATTTAATGGAGATGTTATGTTTATATCATCAAACGGGTTTACTATACAATTAACCAAACGTTTTATAGTAAATTTCAATTGGACGGGTATAAAATCCACAAATGAAATGTTACCATTGATAAATTCATTTATTATTGGATCAAAAATTAATTTATAATATACTTAAATAAAAGATAGTTACGTTTATAATGAAAAAAGCAATATTTTTAGGAGCATCAAATACACATGGGGTTGGGTTACATTGGTTTAGAGATGTATATGAATTTGAAGAAAATATAGATTTCCGATTTCCATTCGACCCTAGCATCGAAGATACCATATTCATAGAAGAAAATCGATTTTCAAAACAACTTTCAAAATATTTAAATGTTGAAGAAATAAATCTCTCTAGAGCAGGTGGTTCTCCTGCAGAAGCGTTATATTTACTTTCACAAGAAGATTTATCTGATGTTGAATACATAGTATTTGAATTATCTGGCATTTACAACTACTTTGATAGATTTTTTCATGCTAATTCTACTGCATCAGAAAAAATACCAAGAACACCATCTGAAATTGAATCATTTTTAACTAATAATAAAAATGATAATACCGAAATAAAAAACAAAATTATCGAATGGATTATAAACTATAATCCGCGTGAATTTATGAATGCAGTTTTTATAAAACTCAACGATTTTATAAATGCAAATTCACATATAAAATTTTCAATACTAATTTGGAGAGATGTTTTAGATTTTACCAATATAAATTTACAATTTTTAGAAAAACATATTGTAAAATTTCCTCTACTAAACGATGAAACTAATATTTTAGTTGAAAAATATTTAATTGAAAATAAAAACATAATTCATGATGAATTTAAGTGGATTGATAAATTTCCATTACCACCAACTATGAAAGAATTACACCCATCGTTAAATGGCCATAATAAAATATTTGAAATACTAAAAAGTTACATAGATGAAAGAAACACTCTTAATAATTGGAGATAGTTTTGCTGCTGATTGGAGTAGTAAATCAAACTCGTTGGGTTGGGTAAATAAATTAGAATTTGATTACGATGTAACTAATTTAGCACAAGCAGGAGTTAGTGAATATAAATTGTATTTACAATTACAATCGGTGAATCCCAAAAACTATGACCATATAATTGTATCACATACATCAGCATACAGAATACCAATCGAAGAACATCCTATTCATAAGGGTGATTCACTTCATAATGATTGTGATATTATCTTTTCAGATGTCAAAGAACATTTAGAAAATCCAATAATGAAAACTGCATATGATTTTTATTCTGAAATATTTTACGCAGATTATTTTGTATTTATTAATGATTTGATTTTTGATAAGATATACAAAGAAATCCCATCAGCAACACATATAACCTTCTTTGATTCATTTTATTCAGATAAAGTAATCAAATTCGAAGAAATATTTTTAAAACATCGAGGCTATACCAATCATTTAACTGATAAAGGTAATGAATATATCTACGATAATATTAAAAAATTGTTAGGTAAATAAACCTATAAATAAACATTTCTATATTTATATAAGTTAAAATATAGAGAATACAAAGGAACAAATTATGAAGTTATCACAAGTAAAATCGGCAATAAAAGAAACAATTAGAGAAAAATTTAAACAATCTCTAACAGAAGCATCATATAACTTAGGTAGTGAGCAATATACTAAGAGAAATATGACACCAGTTCAAATATTAGATTTGGCAATGGCATATGCAAAAGTACCAGGTAAAGGTAATCCTATGTATGGTAAGAAAATGCAAAAGATGATAGTTGTTGCTAATGATTTGGCTAGATTAAACGGAACTATTCAACAAGACCATAGAATTCGTACTAAAGAACCTGCACTTATATTAAGTTTGTTGAAAAATAAATTAGTTTCCAAAGAAGAATACGTTGAATTATATAACAATTTACTACAAAAACAAATTAGTGTGATTGCTGCTTTGAAAAACGCAGACCCCGCATCAAGAATAGTGGGTGGTGCTGCAGCAAGACAAGCACACAAAGATATGAAGGGTGAGTTTGAAGAATCCGTAAACGAAGTAAAATATCCAACTGATTTAAAAATAGGTTCGGTTATTAAAGGACAAGGGTTTACTCGTTTAAAAGGAATTGATGGTGGTAAATACTATAAGATTGTTGATATGGATGATACCACTGCAACATTGACTAGAACTGACCCATCAGGAAAAGTAAGTTCACCAACTAAAGTTAGACATAAATTAGATTCAATCGAAGCCGGTATCAAAACTGCTAAGAGAGGTGATGAAAACGGAATCGTTGTAATCAAAGAATCAGTAAACGAATCATTAAAACATCTGATTCACGTAGAAACTCCCAAAGAAATTTTATCAAAAGATGTTGCAAAACAAATTATGACATTAGCCAAAAAAGGTGTTCGTTCATCTGAAATTGGATTGAATATGGGATTCATTGGTAATAATACCGCAGCAGTTAATTCATTTCAAAAAGTTAAAAATCAAATATATTTTTCATTAGATAAAAGAAACGAATCAGTAAACGAAGCATTCCAAAAAGGTAAAACTTATGGTGGAACTAAATGTGAAGGTGGGTGTTTCATTGGTAAACAAGGTTTGATGAAAATAATTAAAATCTCAAAAGAAAATCCAACGGATGTATTCATATTTAGAGATGATAATTACTCTGGACTACAACCACATTTTATTAAGAATGGTGTAATTGCAAAAGCAAACACAATAGGTAATCCATCTTACGATTTAGAAAAGCATAAAATAAATAATTTAAAAATCGGTAATGATGTAATTCTTTCCGTAAGAATATTTGTCTAATTAAGTAATATTAAAATGATAAGTTTAAGAAATATAATGAGTAAAAATAAGTGGGAAGGTAAGAATATCGAATTAGGTAAAGTATATTCGAATCCATACCATACCGCATTTAAACCATTGAAAGAAGAGGAAGACCATGAAGTATTTATGGGACACTCTCTTTTAGATGATATTATAAAAAACGCAACAGAGTTAAAAGAAAAAATAGGAGAAACGGAAACAGATATCCCCGCATGGATACAAGACCATATATCCCAGTCACAAAATTTTATTAACCAAGCCAATACAGGTTACTATGATAATAACTCCAAATAAGTGGGTTAGATATGGAATTAAAATATATGGAAACAATCACAACAGTCGTAATAGCATTAATTACCGCAGTAGTAGGTCCGGCAACATTAGAGTGGGTTCGCGTTAAACTTAAAAAAGATGTAATGCCAGACCCGATTCGTAATGAGTTAGAATCTGCTAAAATTATAGATGAAGATATTGAAGATATTAGAGAATATCTCAATGCAGATAGAATTTGGGTATCAATGTTTCACAATGGTGGACATTTCTTACATTCAAACAAATCTATCCAAAAATTTTCAATAATGTATGAATCTACCAAAAATGGTGTTTCAAAAATAGCCCCAACATTTACCAATATACCCGTATCACTTTTCCTAAAATCAAATGAGGAAATTTTAAATTCCGGTCATATATTCATATCTAATTTTGAAGACCCAACTCAAGCAACATTTGGATTGAAAGAAGCAGCAGTTGCAAGTGGTGCTAAAGCAACATACGCAGTTGGTTTATTCGATATTAAAACTGAAATTTGCATTGGAACATTGGGGATTGATTATCTAACATCAAAGAAACTAACAATAGAACAAAAATCATTTTTGATCGAACGTTGTAATCGTTTATCAGGATACATCTCAATATTCTTAAAAAGTTAAAAAAACAATATAATATATAACCCATTGATTTTCAATGGGTTTTTTATTGCCCAAAAATAAGTGGTAAAATATTTGGAAAATCCATAAAATAGTTGTATATTAGCTCTATAAGAATGAGAGATATGACCCAAAAAGAAATACAAAAATTAGTGTTTGAAGTCTATGAAAAAATTACCAAACATTATGGTGAATCCAATCATCAACACTCAATTCCATATGTAGTATTTGAAGATTCACCTTATGATGATGCGGATGATCCTGATTTAATCGGTGAGTATTGTTCAATGATGAATGAAATTGTGGTGTATTGGAAGAATATACCATCTCCAGAGGTTTTAATCAGAACAATGGTTCACGAATACCAACACTACTTACAATCTCCCTCTTGGATGACTAGATATTATAAAATGGGATATGGATATAATAACCATCCATATGAGATTCAGGCATATAATGAAGAAGAAAATTGGGTAAAGTTTGTTTAATTTATATTTATAGTATAATAAAGGAATTAATATGAAATTACAAGATATTTTAAACGAAGTGAGTTTAACTCCAAAGGCAGCTAAGTTTTTAGATGCTATCCAAATTCACGATAGAGGTATTAAAGATTTAAAAAATATCACTGTCGATGCATCTCCACAAGGAAACTGGTCTGTCTATTACAAAGGTAAAAGATTAGGGACAGTAAATTCTCGTTTATTGGACGATGATACAATTCGAAAATATGGGTTAGAACATTACGAACATTCTTATTTTGGAAGAAATGAATCAGTAAATGAGGCAACTCAAAAAATCGTAAAAGATGCTGATGCTAAAAGAGATTTTATGAAACATTTAGAAAAGAATAACAAATCTATTCAAAAAATGGCAGATTTTCATAAAGTATCTACGGAAAGAATTGTCAAAGGTTTAGAAAAATTCATTAGAATACTACACTACGAATTACCAAATGGTAAACCATCGGTATTATCGATTAGTATAAAAATGAAAGAACCAAAAAGTAAAGTTAGTATTTATGATGGATTTGCTTATACTGAAAGTGGTGAACAGCTTCCATATAACGGACCATTTTAATAAAAATTAAATATCATGATAACATTAAAGTCAATTATTGCTAACGCAAAAATAACACCAAGTATTAACGAGGTCAACGATACCTATTTTAACTCATTTACCGATGCAGTTTCTTACGCTAGAAAAGCAGCAGAAAAAAGAGGATTTGAAATCAACGAAGATGATTGGCAAACTCAAATTGCATTAGGTGGTAAGTATTCTCGTTCAAGACCAAGTGCTGGTAAAACTAATACATTTAGTGTTGGGGTATTAAAAGGTGGGAAACCACAAAGAAAAAACCTTAACATTTCAGTATATGGAATGGAGAGTGGTAAATTTGAATTAACTTATTATATTAACTAATATGAAATTAAAAGATATATTAAAAGAAAGTAATGGGTTTGAGTTTCCACATTGGTCAGGAAATGTAAAATTTACACCGATACCAAAAAATGGTAAAATTATTTTATTACCATCATCAATGAAAGATGTGGATGGAATTGATTCAATAAAACAAAAATTAAGTGGAAATCTTGCTCAATATACCTTAGCTAAAAGAGGAATGGGTAAAGGTGGCGATGCTGATTTTTTGGAATTATTAAAACAACAATTAGAAAAAAAATTAAAATTAAAAGTCATCTTTGATAAGACATATAGTGGAGCAGGTTATGCTTTTGAGATTAATATGGATGATTTATTAAAGAGATTATAATGATTAAATTGGTTGATATATTACAAGAAATAAGTCCTACCTACAATTGTGGTGAGGTGGGGTGGAACTGGCCATTTGCAGATGAAGAAACTATTGCTAAGGGTTGGGAAAAAAGTAGATTATATCACATATTCAATGATTCATTAAAAGATTGGGAAGAAATTACATTTCACAAAATGGGAACTATTATGCATCAACATGATATTGACCACAACAATGCAGAATTGGCAGGTAAACCACAATCACATGATTCGATACATCATGGTGGATACGAATTTGTTAAAAATCTATATGATAAAAAAGAAGTAGACCAATATATCGATACAACACCCCATCCAGATCCTGAAAGGAAATATTAATTAAAATGGAAGTAAGAGGATACGTTCACCCATATAAGAATTTTGCAACTATTGCGGAGTGGGAGAGTATTGCCAAACAATTCATTGCATTAGAACAACAAGGATTTGATACAAGAGGTGGAATGATTGATAATAATCCCCAATTAGTTTCATTAGTAAATCAATGGTTTGGATTTCAATTGTATGTAGAAACTCAGCGATACCCACAACTTAAACAAAAAATGGTTTTAGATTTCATTGAAGATTTTGTAAATCATAGAGTTTGGGGATTAAAAGATGAATTTAAAGATTATATCGTTAATATAAACAATGATAAGTTTGCATTCTTTTATAGTAGGGGTGCAATTGAACCATATATCCTCCTAGATAAGAGTTTTACTGAAGATGTCTATGGAACTACCAATGAGATAGTTAAAACCCTACATTGGACAAATAAAGAGGGTTTAGCAAATATCATAGATGGTATTCAGAATAAATCACAATTTTCAATTTCAACCTTCACAACTCAGGCTAAAGAATTCTTCAGACCAGATAGTAATATCTTAGTAAGAATAAAAGGTAAATTAGTAGCAGCATTCAAATCTGATGTAAAATCATTGGTAGTTGATAATGGTGATAGAGCAGCAAATCTATTCCGTTTTGCATATCAAGATGAAGAATCGAACTTATGTAAAAACGTAGATGATTGCAGAGAAAATAAGACAAATCTGTGGAACGAAATTATCATAAAACCAACCGGAATAATTGATTATAAAGTGATAAAAAAGTATTAAAAATATTTGGTAATATCAAATATTATTACTATATTAGCTTTATAAACGTTAAGAGATAAGATGATAAAATTAAGAGATTTACTAAATGAGGGAGAAACTAAAAATCCACTAATCAAACGATTATTGGCAGAATTAAAACCCTTAATTGCTGATATCATCGAAGATACTAAACAAAGGTATAAAAAAGAAGATAAAGTGTTTAGTGATTATGATGCATATTACACCGAAATCACCTTAAAATATGATATGGTTAAGGCTTTGGAAAAATATACATTATCTACTGATAAAATGAGTGAGGTTAAAGTAAAAAATTCATCTAAAGGTTCATTTCAAATCAGTTGTATAATCGAAAGAGATGGTAATAAATACCCATTCAACACCGAAGTAATTTATGCAGGTGGGTATAACATTCAGAAATTACACTTTCGTTATTTAACTAAAACAACCTTACCACAAACTGGCCAATCTATTGAAACTCAAAAGTTGAAAGCTGAATTGGTTAAATTATCCAAAGGTGAGAAATTACAAAAGGAAATTGAACATAATAAAAAAGTTATTGAATTAAATCAGAATTTAATTGATAAAAATTCTAAATTCAATGATAAACAAATTTTGAAGATGGTTAATGATGGTGATAACGTATCGGGGAAACCATTCATCTGGCCAAGTTGGGAAGAAATTGTTAAAAGAGGTGTTGCTCAAAATTACAATAATGATGAAAAATATTACAATCAACAAAAGAAACAATCGGAAGAAGATAGTATAGTATTTTGGAAAAAGAAAAACATAAGTTGGAAACAAGATGCAATTAAAACCGCTCAACAAAATATAGTAAAAGCTCAAAAGAAATTGGACAATTTATAATGATAAAATTAACAGACATGATAAGTAGAAGTTTATTCGTAGAATCAAAAAAATTGAGGATATTCGATTTTGATGATACTCTAGTAAAAACAACATCATTTATATACATTACACATTCAGATGGTAAAAAATCTAAATTAACTCCCGGTCAATACGCAGTTTATACTGAAAGACCAGGTGATGTATATGATTTTAAAGATTTTGAATCTGTTAAGAACCCAGAAGAAATTACTAAAATAACAAATATTCTTAAAAACATAATTAGAGTTAGTGGTGGAGAAGGTGTGTATATTTTAACTGCCCGTGCTGCATATCAACCAATTAAAAATTACTTAAAAGATATTGGAATCAATTCAAACAAAGTATTTGTAGTTGCGTTAGGTTCTAATAATCCAAAAGATAAAGCAGATTGGATTGAGAAGAAAATTGATAACGATGGGTATGATGATATTTACTTTGCAGATGATTCCGAAAAGAATGTTGAAGCAGCAAAACAAATGTTGCGTAGTAAGAATGTTAAGTGGAGAGTTCAGCAAATAAAACACTAATTTATATTTTGTAATCATTTTCTTATATTTATATAAAATAAAGGGAGTATGATACATGAAAAGGTTTTTAACAAAATGTTCAGAGTTATTATTTAAAGGATTCGCAATATTCACACTAATGTGGATATCATTTGCATTATTATTTGATGTATTCTTCATCTACTTACATTTCACCAACCCAGAAAAAGGTCAATATTATTCCAATGAGATAATGTGGAGAATAGATGGCACTTTTAAGAACAATCCTAAAAATATCTGGTACGAAGAAAAAACTAAATAACGGAAAACTCTAATTCATATATTTATATGATATAAAGAATTATTGATAATACTATGCCGTCATCATCAAAACAACAACAAAAATTTATGGGTATGGTTCATGCACTTCAAAAAGGTGATATGAATCAATCTGATGCATCTGCTGAATTAAAGAAAGTTGCAAAAGATATGAATCCATCTGATGTTAATGATTTTGCATCTACCAAACATAAGGGATTACCTAAGAAGGTAAAGCAAGAAATTGTAAAACGATTAAAGGAATATGCAATGATGATTCCAAACCATCAAACACAACCTTCTGCACCTAAAGATTCTTTACGTTCCGATGATGAAATGGATGTAAATGAAAACTTTCCAGCAAATTGGTTAGTAGGTAGAGTTTCAGACCAACATAGTCAATTAGGAACTACACCTAGAGAAGATTACGATGATACTAATTTTGATAAAGATGATTCTGGACAAGAAGATTTAGAAAGTGAAAATATGAACGAAGCACCTGAAATACAAACCATTACTAAAAAAGAGTGGTCTAAAATTAAAAACTTTAACAAACACATCGGCCAAGATGGAACTCATTATGTAATGGCTTATAGTGATAAATTGGGAACACATTTAAACCCAGTAAAAATCGTAAAAGAATCTAAACTTAATGAAAGTTGGGATATAAAGGATGGTAAAGTTTTATACAATAATAAACTTATAGGATATTACTCATTTGATAGAGATTCTGATTCATTTTGGGTAGATGATGTGAAGAAAGGAAAAGGACAAATATCATTTGATACCAAAAAAGAAGTTGAAGATTACTTTAAGAAGAATGCAAAAGATGCACTTAAACATTTAGGAAAAATGAGAGAATCGGTAACCGAATCATCTAACCCATCCGATATTATAAAGGATTTAGATAAAGTCAGAACTGATTTAATTAAAAAAGTAGATGTTTTAATTGCCAAAAAGAAAAAATTATATTCAGATGTAGATATTGAATCACCAATGTCAGCAGATGAAAAAAAGTTGGATAAAGATATACAAACTATATTTTCACAAATTCAACAAATCATTCAACAAAAGAGAAAAATAAAAACCGAATCAATAAACGATGAACTTTCTGATAACGAAAGAGAAATGGTTGTTGGTATAATTGATATTTTAAAACAAGTTAAAGATAAAGAAAATCGAAAAGAAATTGCTTTAAATATGATTAAGCAATTTAAAGAAGAGAATATTGATTTTGATTATTCTGTATTCTTATCTCAATTAAAAGAATATGGTTCTAATCTAACTGATACATTCTTATTACCACGTCATTCTGATAAATTATCCGGAACACCAACTGAAAAGAATGCAATTGATAATCCAGATAGTGAAGATGGTAATTTATACGAAGTAGGGTTGGGTGATTGGCATTTTAAAGCAATTCAAAAATTATATCAAAAGGCCGGAGCGTTTGGAAGAAAAAAGATAGCAGCAGTTATCACTAAAAATCCAAATTCGGCATGGAGTAAAATTGAAAGAGAACTTCAAGATTCCGATTACTATGAAATTTCAGATTATAGTGATAAATTAGGATTAAGTGAAGTTGTTGAAAATATAATTAAAAAACGAACTAAGTAGTTATAATAAAAAAAGTTACACAATGATATATTGGTTTACAGGACAACCAGGAGCAGGTAAAACTGTCTTAGGTAAAAAGTTACATAAGTTTTTAGAAACAGAAAAACGCAATTGGCGTAAAAACGTATTTCATTTAGATGGTGATCATCTGCGTGAAATTACTAATAATAAAGATTATTCTGAAGAAGGTAGAAAGAATAATATCAGAACTGCACAGACAATAGTTGAATATCTACACTTAAATAGATGTGATGTTGTCGTTTCATTAGTTGCACCATTCATCGAACTACGGGAAGAGTTGAAAGATAAAATCGGACCAGATATGGTTGAGATTTACGTCCACACAACCGAACCTAGAGAACGTGATCATTTCCACGTTAAAGATTACGAATCCCCTCAAGTAAATTTCATCGATGTGAATACTACAAAAGATTCACCGGATATTTCATTTTCAAAATTAATAAATCATTTGAATAAATTAAAAAAATTATAATGAATAAAAAATACGCACTTTACATCGGTAGATGGCAAAACTGGCATTCTGGTCATCAATGGTTAATTGATCAACAATTCCAAAAAGGTAATAATGTTTGGATTGCAATTAGAGATGTTGATAGAGATGATAACAATCCCAAAACTGCAAAAGAAATATTAGATAATTTGACAGAAGAATTAAAAGGTTATTTATCTACGGGTAGATTATACATTTCAATCATACCAGATATCGAATCAGTAAATTATGGTAGAGGAGTTGGGTATGATGTCATATACCACGAACCACCAACTGATATTGCATCAATTAGCGGAACTGCAATCAGAACTGGTCATATGAAACCAGATGGTTCATTAACCTACGATGAAAATAAAGGATAATGATAGTCCAACCTAAACGTCATATTGCTAAAACCATCTCCTATCGTATTTTAAGTACCCTTGTAGGGTTTCTTTTGATGTGGTGGATAAGTGGTTCAATTGAAGTTGGAACTGCGTTTGGTATTGCAGAATTGGTGTATAAACCGATTCAATATTATCTACATGAACGAGTATGGTATAAGTGGATTAAATATGGTCTAAAGAAAGATGACAAAAATTAAATACATAAATTGTTTTGGAACATCAAACACTGCTGGAGGTGGTTTCGAATTCGATTCACCTACACAAGGGTGGTTCATTAATAAATTGTATGGCCATATAACAAACGAAGAAAAAACCATTTTTAACTTTTCATATCCAGGACAAATACAAAAGTTAGTTTCAAAAAATGTAAAGGTTAATAATTTTGGAAAACAAGGATGTGGTAATGAAAGAGTAATTAGAAAATCATATGAAATTATTGATTCACATGGTTTTAATAAAGATGAACATATTTTTATATTTGAAATTACTGGATTAGGTAGAAGAGAATTTTTCTTTAAGAAAATAAATGATTATATAATTTGTAATTATCAGATTGATGAAAATGATAAAGCAGTTTTCTTAGCAACTGCAAATCATTACAATTATGATTCGGATGAAACTATTAAATTATTAGAAACCTATGACCCTTTTTTTGAAACTTATTTAACTGATTTTTTTGATATTAAAAATGAAGTTGATGAACATAGAAGAATGGTAGATTTGTTTCTTGCATATTTAGAATCCAAAAATATAAATTATTATTTTACAATGACACCACAGAATCATGAGTATCGAAAATCATGTGAATTATTATTCGGAGATGGAAAATATTTTCAACAAACAAAAGATATGATGGATTTTTCATTTGTAAATAAATTAACAATTAAAGATGAAACTGGTCATCAATCAAACGATATGCACATTGGGTTAAAGGGTAATAAACTGATTGCAAATGTAATTTATAATAAATTGGTAAACGATGGAATGTTGGATACACCAATTAAAGAAATAGATTGGGAAACCTACAAAAACACAAAATATATTATACCAAAAGTTATATAAGTTATGGAATTGATAAAACCGAATGTCCGAAATGAATGGGGACAATTAAGAGAAATTATAGTAGGAACTGCAGATTATGCACAGGTACCAACTAAAGGAGATAAGTGTTTACATTCAATTGATTACGCACATTTATCCGATGAAGAATTTGCTAATAGACCAAGTGGGGTATATCCTCAAAAATTAATAGATGAAACTCGCGAAGATTTAGATGGGATAGCGAATACACTTCGTTCATTAGGAGTAAAAGTTCATAGACCAGAGGTTAGAGATTTCTCACAACCGATTATAACTGAAAATTGGGAAGTAGATGGTTATTACAATTATTGTCCAAGAGATTCAATGTTTGTGGTAAATGATAAGGTAATTGCAACACCCATGACACTACGCCATCGTTCAAATGAAGCAGAGACTTGTAAACCTTTATTTGACCCGAATCATTGGGTAGATGCACCAAAACCAAAATTATTAGATTCAATTTATCAGAGAGAAGATTTATCAATACCAACTCTATTAGATGGTGAACCAGTATTTGATGCTGCGAACGTAATCAAACATAATAATGATATTCTTTATTTAGTTTCAAATACAGGTAATAAGGATGGTGCAAAATGGTTAGAAATTTATTGTAAAGAAACCTTCGGTAATGAATACAATGTTCATCTAGCAGAAAATGTTTACGCATATATACACATCGATACTACCTTTGTATTTTTAGGTGAAGGTAAGGTTCTTTTGAATCCGGCTAGAGTTAGATGGCAAAACTTACCCGAATTTTTAAAAGATTTCGATAAGATTTGGGCACCCGAACCATATCCAACACAAGTATTAGAAGATTGGTGTCCTGCATCACCCTGGTTAGGAATGAATATTTTACCAATAAACGATAAACTTTGTATGGTAGAAGAACACCAAACTCTTTTAATGATGGAATTGAAAAAGTGGGGAATTGAATCTATTCCAACAAAGATGAGACATGCACGAACGTTTAGTGGAGGACCTCATTGTGTCACATTGGATGTAGTTAGGGATGAAAAATAACGGAAACTATATCAAAAAATTATAATATACTATACTTATATTAAATAACATTAGTATGGAAAATAATAAACACGATAAAATATTCCCAAATTACGATCCAACATCTGATTTATCACAAGCAAGTAAATCAAGAAGATTAAAACGTGGATTGGGTGCACAACCTTTATTGGAATCTGAAATAAAAGCAGTTCAACAAAAGGCACGTTCCGCAATGGAAGCAGCAAGAATCTTAGGGGTATCATTCAACACCTATAAAAAATACGCACGTAAATATGGTATATTCGATGATTTAAAGAATCCAGATGGTATTGGTATTCGTAAAGGATATAATATCAAAAGAGGTAAATTTTCATTGGATGATATCTTAAAAGGAAAATACCCAGAATATCCGGTTTGGAAATTAAAACAACGATTATTACTCAATGGGTATATGTTGGAAAAATGTAATAATTGTGGGTTTGAGGAAAGACGTATTACTGATAATAAAGTTCCATTGGTATTAGATTTTTTAGATGGTAATAAAACTAATCATTTATATGATAATTTGAGAATGTTATGTTTCAATTGTTCATTCTTAGTAAATGGTAATCTTACTGGTCCTAAAAAAGAATTTGAATATTAATTTGGAAATTTGAAATAATTTTTGTATCTTTGTATGATGTTAGAATTTAAAAAACCAATACCGGTAATTGTAGAAGATACTAAAGAAGGATATGCTATCTATGTAACTAGTGGTGGGACATTTGAAAATGACATTTGGTGTGTAGTTTTATGTGAAGGTGGAATAGTTAGACACTATAATTCAGCACAAATAAAAATTTATCAAAACGAAACTTTTTATATTAAAAAATTAAAAGAATAAACTATGAGTTATATAATCGGAAAAGCATGTGATGGGGTTTGTGATACTGCGTGTGTGCAAGTTTGTCCAGTAGATGTTATCAATGGTCCTATCAACATCGATGGATTAGGTAAAGAAGTTCTTGGTATGAGTGATGAGGAAAAGAAGGGATTACAACTCTACATTAATCCAGATGAATGTATTTTATGTGGAGCATGTATTCCAGAGTGTCCGGTGGATGCTATATTTGAAACCGAAGAAGAGGCAATTGCAGTAGAAGGAAATGATGAATCGGTTCGTAAAAACTACGAATTCTATGGTATGAAGTGGAATGGATAAAAAATAATCAAAAAAGTTTGGTAAATTCAAATTTTTTTAGTATCTTTGTAAAATAAATAAATATATAATAATATAATCTAAAAAACAAGTTATGAACAAGTATTTTGAAGTAATCGTTGAGGTCGTAGTAGCAACTCAAAAAAATGGTAAAGACAAGAAAGCAAAAGAAATCTATTTAGTAGATGCACAATCGGTAACCGAAGCAGAAGCAAGAGTAGTAAAAGATTTCGAAGAGGCAGGTGTCCAAATTGATTACAAAGTTAGTGGAGCAAAGGAATCCCGAGTTATTAGGGTAATTGAATAAAATGGCAAAGACCGTTCAAATTAAAGAAGAAGAAGTAAAGACTAAAGTTGCAAAGAGAGTGCCACCGGGAGATAAGTGGCACCCTCTTGACAACACTACACTTTTATTAGAATCTCTTACTGAAGTATTAGAATACGTTTATCAGAAAACTGGTAAAACACAATTCTTTATGGATGCTAGAGAAGGTTATGTATATGTGGTTGATACTGAAGAAGTATTGGTAGAACCAGAACCTGAAAAGAAGTGGAGTTTATATGGCGAAGATTAGAAAAATAGCATATTCAATATTATTTATATACGCTATGAATTTTCCTGCATCTCGATTAATAATAGAGATGAAATCCATAAATGATTCAGAGGATTCTGATGATATTCATCTTTTTATTTAACGGAACAATATTTATACTAAATTAATTAACAAAACCAAAAAATTATGGGATTATTTGCATTTATTAAAAGTCTTTTTGTAAAGGCTGAACAAATTGAAGAAGCGGTAGAAACATTTGTAGAACAAGTAGAAGAAATTGTACCTGAAGCTAAGAAAGTAACAACTAAGGCTAAAGCCGGAATTGCTAAAGCTAAAAAAGCAACTAAACAAGCAGAAACAATCGTTACTGAAAATGAAGCTGCTATTAACGTTGCAGAAGCAGTTGTTAAATCTGTTAAGAGTAAAAAAACTACAAAGAAGTAATCACTTCAAAAACGGAGAATAAATTGAATCAGAAGAAAACCCTTACTGAAGCTAAAATTGAAAAATCTATGCTTGATTTGGAAACAGAAATGTTTTCAATTAAAGAATCTATATTAGAACAACTAATATTAGAAGGTGTAGATGACCCTGGTATCCTAAAATGTGTATTTTTAGCAGGAGGACCGGGTAGTGGTAAATCATTTACTGCAAAGGAAATTTTTGGTGTAGGTAAATCATTCACATCATCATTCTCATCATACGGATTAAAATTAGTTAATTCAGATACTGCTTTCGAAGCTGAACTTAAAAAAAATGGAATCAATCCAAAAGATTTAGGTAAGATTGAAAAAGAAGACCCAGCATTATGGGATATGATTACTAAGAATCCTAATGGTATTAGAGATAGAGCAAAGAAAATCACTCAACAACAGCAATCATTTTATGAGGCAGGTAGATTGGGATTGATTATCGATGGAACTGGTGATGAATATACAAAGATTAAAAAGAAAAAAGACCATGCTGAAAGTTTAGGATACGATTGTTATATGGTATTCGTAAACACATCATTGGAGGTTGCACAAGAAAGAAACGCGAAGAGAGATAGAACTCTTCCCGAATCATTGGTTTCAGATATATGGAAGGCTTGTCAAGAAAATTTAGGAAAATTCCACAATTTATTTGGTGGTAATTTTGCTATCGTAGATAATACGGTATATAAATCAGTTGATACATCAGTCCAAAAAGCAGTTACTAAATTTATATCAAAACCAATTACAAACAAAATTGGATTGAAATGGATTGATACTGCAAGAGCTTTAAAGAAAAGTAATATTATCAAATAATCAATCAGGAGACTCGATGAGAGTTACGTTAAATGGCAAAAGCTAAAGGTGGTGCAACTACCTCAACTACACACAAAACAAAACAAGTATCAAGACCAGGTGTTCACGCTAAAACTAAAACATCGGTTCACAAACATAGTAAAAACTACAAAAAGGCTTATAGAGGTCAAGGTAGATAATAATAAAAATTAGTTATGAGGTATAGGAATATTGCTTTTTTCGGTGATTCCTTTACTTGGGGTGAAGGGTTAGAATTGTATTCATCTAATCAAAAATGGATAACGCAACGTAATCTAAAATCAACTTGGCAAGAAATCCAGCCAATTGAAGATTCGGAATCTATTTTGTTTAGAGAAACTAACCGATTCCCCTATCTGGTAACTAAACATTTCAAATCAAATTTATCAATTGATCATCAGAATGGTGGATCATTTCGTAGTTTAATGGTAAAATTAAATTCTGTATTTAATTCAATCAACAAACCCGAAATCCTCATATATCAATTTTCAGCATTCAATCGAAATGATATATGTTTTGAAGAAGATTCTAGTAATTTCAATTGCAAATGTAATATATGTGAAGTTAGTGCTAAGTATGATAAATCCTGGCCAATTACATTCGATGTAATTTATCAAATTATCAATCAAATGTATTATGGTAATTTAACAGAATATCAACAACACTTAAAAACTCAATTTTCCATTAAATACAATGTTGATTTTGAATTACCGATTGATGAATTAATTGATTCGGTTAAATGCATTGAAATTTCAAAAACAAAAATACATTTAGAATATTTGTTTGATACTTACTTTAAGAAGTTGGAATCCGATGGTGTATCTGTATTTTTTATTGATTCTTGGGATAATATGGCTAGAGAATCGTTATTTAAAAATGAGTATTTTTTAGAAAGAGTTATTCCATTAATTGGATATGATGACAAATCGTATTCAAAATATTCAGAGTGGGAATCTACGTTTCAGTATAAAAGAATTCTTGATGAATTCCCAAACACACAAAATGCTCATCCAACTTTAATACAACATCAGTATATTGGAAAATCAATAATTGATTTTTTAGAGAAAAAAAACATTAAAAATAAAATTAAGTATATTTAATCATATTAAACTAACGAGGATTATATTGAATATATGACAAACTTAACTGAAGAAATCGGCAGAATCTGTAATTTATTAGAGGATGCACACGAAGAACAAAACTGGCAGATAGTAAAAAAAATGATAGATGCTTTAGATAAAATCTATAATGAATTAGATAGAGCAGATAATGGTTTTATGGATTATGAAGATTAACGTAGATATACGATTACCAAAGAAAGTAGAAAAGAAGTGGGGTTATGAGTTATGGATACATAATGATGCCGAATATTGTGGTAAATTATTGGTATTTAATAACGAAGGTGATAAGTTCTCAATGCATTATCATTTAAAGAAAAAAGAAAGTTGGTTTGTTCAACAAGGTTCATTCAAATTTGATTGGATTGATGTTGAAGATGCTAAACTACAATCTAAAGTAATTGGAGTTGGTGAATCTGTTTTAATTGAAAGAGGATTGCCACATCAACTAACTGCATTAGAATCCAATTCTACTATATTTGAAGTAAGCACCGAACACTTCGATGAAGATTCATACCGAATTTATCGTGATACTCCCGATGATTTAAAAAATTAACATGACATATATTGTAAAGCATTTAGCGAATATCGAAGATTTGAAAAGAGAATTAGAAACTAATCCAGATCATATCAAATATTATGCTAAATACGAAGGGTTCGATGGTTCATCTGAAGCCATTGATTATATAGATGAAAAAATAGAAGAATACATCCTAAACAAATCTAAATGATTTATCCATTTTCCATATTGGATACTCGTACTAAGGAATGGAAAGATAGAAAAAATTGGTGGTTACAAACTCATCAAATCCAATCTGAACTTGGTAGAGAAGAAACTCAATCTAAAACTATATTTTGGGAATCCGAAACAAACGTATCGGTTTTTGATCCATTCTTATGTGAATTGATGTATGATTGGTTTTGTCCGAAAGATGGTAAAATATTAGACCCATTCGCAGGAGGTTCGGTTAGAGGTATTGTTGCCGAAGAATTAGGATTTAATTATACCGGTATTGATATATCCGAAACCCAAATACAAGCAAATCAATTACAATCATCCAAACCAAATTGGATTGTAGGAAATAGTGATGATACATTGGATACACTTAATGATGAATTTGATTTTGTATTCACCTGTCCTCCATACCACGATTTAGAAATCTATTCAGATAATCCAAATGATATATCAAACATGGATTATGATACGTTTTTAGCATCATTGGAATCTATATTAACAAAATCTGTTTCTAAACTCAAATCCAATCGATTTATGGGTATAGTTGTATCTGAAATTAGAGAACAATCTAAAACCGGTGATTATAAAATTGGTAAATACAAAGGATTCGTTCCATCAGTTATTCAGATGTGTGAAAAAATGGGATTATCCTTTTACAATGATATGATATTAATGAACTCTCAGCATCAAGCAAGTAGAGTTGCCAAAACATATTTTGATAGAAACAGAAAAACCGCATCTATACACCAAAACATTTTAATTTTTGTCAAAGGAAACCCCGATATAGCAACGGAACTGATTACCAATGGGGATAATTTTATTTGTTCAATTGATGGAATTCAATATCGTTCTTTTAGAGAAGCAGCAATATCAATTAATCCGAATGAATTGGTTGCAACCGAAGTTGAACGTAGATGTAAATCAACCAAATCCAAATACAAAGATTGGCAAATTATTGGTGAAGAAACGAACCCGCATATAAAATATGAAGTCGATGGTATTCCATTTGAAAATCCAAAACAAATATCGGATTTGATAGGTGGGGATTTCACCGAAACCATGGCTAGGAATCGAATAGAATCGAATAACCCACAATACAGACATTGGAAAAGGGTAGATATTACAAATATTAGTTATACCGATATGAAATCTATGTGGGAAAATAATATACGTTTAGATTTACCAACGATTTCTTGCGAAGGTATTGAGTTTCAATCAATTAAGGATGCAGCCAAATACTTCAATTTATCAGATGAACGTATCAGACAAAAACTAAAAAATCCAAACGAAAAAAACTTCAAAACTTTATACTAAAATATTTGGTAATATCAATTATTATGTCTATATTAGCTATATAAACAATAAGAGATATGAAAAAACAAACCCTCCCTAAGCACAGACAATTATTAATCCAATCTATGGAACTACTTTTTAGTGGTAAAAAATCAGAATCTAAAAAAGTATTAAAAAAAGCTGAAGCAGAAATTGATAAATTTTATTCAAAATAATGGGTAAAATATTTGGATATATCAGAAAAATGTCGTATATTAGCTGTATAAGATTGAGAGATAACATTTAAAACTTAAACATATGAAACAATATTCAAACAAATCACATTCCTCTTACTGGTTACAAGATTGGGAAGATGACGATATCATTTCAAACAATTTTAATGAAACAGAACGTAAAACACATGACCTTTATAAAATGTCTGGTGTTCAACGTGCTATTTCTAACTTCGTAAATATCGTAACTAACCAACAAATTCCTGTTAGATTTAACTCCCGCGGAAATTCTTACACCGATGGTAAGACAGTGGTTATCGGTGCTAATGTAATCGAACCGAAAGATTTTGATGTTGCAGTAGGATTGGCACTTCACGAAGGTTCTCACATTAAACTTTCTGATTTCAAATTATTAGGTAATATTTACAATTTAGTTCCCAATTCGGTTACTGAAAAATCAATCAAAATGGGTATTATGAACCCAATCTCAATCATCAAAGATGTTTGGAATTATGTTGAAGATAGACGAATTGATAACTTCGTATTTAATTCAGCTCCTGGCTATCGTGAGTATTATCGTTCTATGTATGATAAATACTTCAATGACCCGATTATTGATAAAGGTTTATTATCCGATGAATATACTGAAGAAACAATCGAATCTTATATGTTTCGAATTATCAACCTTCACAACAAAAATACTGACCTTTCAAAATTAAAAGGATTACGTGAGATTTATAAATTAATTGGGTTGGGTAAGATTGACCGATTAAAATCTTCACAAGATACGTTTGATGTTGCTTTAGATGTATTCAATGTGATGTTAAATAATTTAACACCGATTCCACAACAAGATGAAAATGAAAATGAAGGTGAAGGTGAAGGTGATGGAAGTGGAGAAGGTGATGATGACTCAACTGAATCACAAAATGGTGGTGGTGAATCAAACGAAGATAATGAAGATTCTCCGGCTGATTCAAACGGAAATGGCTCTTCTGAAATGAGTGGTGATTCTGATGAAAATGATGGTGGTGGTTCTTCAATGGATGCAGGTGATGCACCAACTATGGGTGGTAAAGAAACTAACTCAAATACCAAAGGTAGTAACACATCTGACCTCTCTACTAAACAAAAGGATTTACTTAAAAAGAAAATTCAAAACCAACGAAAGTTTATGAATGGTGATGTTACTAAAAAAACAATCACTAAGAACGAAGAAAAATCATTAGAAGCAATTGAAGAATCTGGTTCTGAAATTAAGAACGTTGGTAATGAAGTTCAAAATCCAAATGGTAGATATCAGAAAGGTATTGGCTGTGTAGTTGTTAATAAATTGACTAAAACACTTTTAAACTCCGATATTTTCCCATTAACATACATCGATTGGCAAACTAAAGAAGCCCGTAGACAATACGAATCTGAAGTTGCTAAGGGTATTCAAATTGGAACTATCTTAGGAAAGAAACTTCAGGTACGAAGTGAATCTCGTACCACTGTCTATAACAGACAAAGAGTTGGTAAAATTGATAAACGTTTAATTTCATCATTAGGATTCGGTAACGAAAACGTCTTTAGTATCTTCGAAACTGATTCATATAAGAAAGCCAATTTACATATTTCATTAGATGCATCTGGTTCAATGAGTGGTGAAAAATGGAGACAAACGGTTGTTAATACAATGGCATTGTGTAAAGCAGTTGATATGATTCAAAACCTTTCAGTTCAGGTTTCAATCAGAACTACCAATTCAAATTCAGTTCCTTACATCGTTATGGCGTATGATTCTCGAGTTGATAAGATTTCAAAAGCTAAAGAGGTTTTCACTTGTGTAACTCCTGGTGGAACTACTCCTGAAGGATTATGTTTTGAAGCAATCATTAACAAATTCATCTCTGCTGGAAATGATTTTGATTCTTACTTCTTAAACGTTTCAGATGGTGAACCTTATTTCGAAGGAGTTGGGTTTGTTTATCAAGGTGAGGCTGCGTTTAACCATACTGCAAAAACCATCAAACAAATCGAAGGACTTGGGATTAAAACTCTTTCATACTTTGTAGCAGAAGGTGGATATACAACCGAACCATCTAGAGGTTTCCGTAAAATGTATGGCAATGGTGCTAAATCAATTGATGTAACCAACGTGGCACAGATTACTAAAACAATGAACGAACTATTCCTTTCAAAATAAGGAATTGATACTCAATAACTTATAACTCATTGGTTTCCAATGAGTTATTTTTTTTTAAAAAAAGTGAAAAATAATTGATTAATTGTTTGGATAATTCGGAAAAAAGCCCTATATTAGCTTTATAAGAATGAGAGATATGAAATATATGATTTTTGATTTAATGATGTTGGGATTTCGGGTTTTAAAAATGTTGGGATATTAATGAAAAAAAGTGAAAAATAATTTGGATAATTCAGCAATTATTCGTATATTAGCTAAGTAATAAGAGATAAACATTATAACATATAAACAATAAAACATTATGAAAAAGGATTTAAATTTAGGATTGGTTGCTAATGAGGTTTACAAAGTAGAAGCGTTTGGTAATTCATTTAAGTTAATTGATACCAAAGGTAATAAAGTTGGAACTTTAGGTGCAACAACTATGACTCGTAAAGATGCCTTCAATGAAGGTAAAGCTGTTCAAGCTTATGTAAATAAAAATGGTAAAAAGACCTTCCGAAAAGTTAGTATGGATGTGTATAATAATTTAGTAGCTCCGATGGATACGGATAATGGTAAGGTTCAAATGGAAAATAATTTAGACCACTCTGCTGTTAAGGATTTCATCCACAATAGTTCGGTATCATTAAAACCTCGCGAGATGGTAATGACCGACCTTAAGTGGAAATACTTAATTCGTTCAGCAGTTCGTGCTAAAAACATTATGATGACTGGTCCTGCTGGTTGTGGTAAAACAATGGCTGCAAAAGCGTTGGTTAAGGCATTAGATAGACCTGATTTCTACTTCAACTTAGGAGCAACACAAGACCCTCGTGCTACTTTAATCGGTAACACTCACTTCGATAAAAATAAGGGAACGTTCTTCTCTCAATCAGCATTCGTTTCGGCAATCAAAACCCCAAACGCAGTTATCTTATTAGATGAGATGAGCCGTGCTCACCCTGATGCTTGGAATATCTTAATGACCGTTTTAGATGGTGGTCAACGTTACCTACGTTTAGATGAGGCAGATGGTTCACCAATTGTTAAGGTTGCAGAAGGTGTTACATTCATCGCAACTGCTAACATAGGTAATGAATATACATCAACTCGAGTTATGGACCGAGCAATCTTAGACCGTTTCGTAACCATTGAAATGGATGTTCTAAACGATGAACAAGAATTAGGATTATTAACCTATATGTTTCCAGAAGTTTCTGAAGATAATCTACGAGCAATTGCTGAGATTGCACATCACACACGAGTTCAATCACTAAGTGATTCTGGTAAGGTTACCGCAATGGTATCGACTCGTGCTAGTGTTGAAATGGCTGGGTTGATTTACGATGGGTTTGATTTGTTCGAAGCTGCTGAGATTTCAATCTTCCCATTCTTCTCAAATGATGGTGGTGTAGATTCAGAACGAACTTATGTAAAACAATTAGTTCAAAAGTATGTGAAAGATGAATCAAATGAAAAACTCTTCACAGAACAAAAAGAAGAAGAAGTTGATGAAATTCCAATGTTTTAATGTTTAATGTTTATCTAAATTAAGGGATGGGAGTCAATCTTATCCCTTTTTTAATCAATCCGCAATGAGTAATATTGAATATAATACATTTAAAGATCAACACAAGGAATTCCTTATAAAGTTTATGGAATGGTATTGGAAATCAATGCAAAATACAGACCCTAATTTTATAATAGGATTTCGCAGTGATATCTCCATAGCCGATTATGAATTTATATATTCACTCTGGCGTAATGGAGTTGATACCTATGATAGTAGTATGCAAAAAAGATTAAACGATTTAAGAGGAAAATATATTGCAAATAATTAGGAAAAATGAAAAACATTTCGTATATTTGCTATGTAATAAAAGATAAGATATGAGCAGATACAAATTCAAAAATCGTAAGTTTCCAAAACAATTTCAGAAAGTTGTGGATTACATCAAAATCAGAAAAGGTATTGAGGTTCAATTATCGCAATCTACTTGTTTTATGGGACACTTTACTCGTGTGATTAATATTCATCACAATTACGATTTAACCAATAACGGGTTATTTGCTCTTTTACATGAATGTGGACACTCATTACAACCTGCGAACAACGTAGGAGTTAATGCTTATAAAAACATTGATTCAGATGAACATCCTAAGAAATTTGTTTTAGGCCGGTTGATGAATGAGATTGATGCTTGGGATAAAGGCTTAGATATTGCAAACGAATTGGGATTATCAATTGATATGAAACAATGGGAAAAAGAACGAGAGGAAGCTTTGGTAACTTATTTAGAATTATAATATGATAGAGCAATTTGTAGTATTCGGAATAGTTTGTGTGTTATTAGCACCACTTATGTGGTTATGGGTTAAAGGTATTGATTATATGCAAGAGAATCACCCAGATTATACTGGTGATGATTTGTTTGGAAAGTTTGATGATATTAAAAATAAAGATTAATTATGAATAAAAAAGACCAGTGGATGGAAGATTTGGTAAAAAAGTATAAAATACCAACCGAACCAACTACACCAAAAATTTTAACAGAACAACAAATAAAAATTATTAAAGATGGGACAATTAAAAAATGAGATGTTTGATAACTTATCTCAACAAGAATTAGATGAACTTTATTTCAGTCAATTAAAGGATGATGAATATACCTATCAGCAATGGTTAGAATCCGATGATTATATTAATATGGTTAATGAGCAATTAGATGCAATTAAACCAGTATATTCTGATATGGATGTGTATCATGCATTACAATACGCAATTGATTCAATGAGTGTTGAACCGGAGGAAGTTGGTAAGGATGTATTTGGTAAATTAATACATGAAAAAGTATTTGAATATTTAAGTAATCAAAATGGACTATAAAAAATATATAGATAATATTAAAAACTTTCCAAAGGATGGTATTACCTTTAGAGATATCCAACCCCTATTAGCAAATGGTAAAGTATTTGAATCTGCTATTGATGAGATGGGTAATCTGATAAAAGAAAGACCTAAATATTGGGTTGGTATTGAATCAAGAGGATTTATCTTTGCAACTGCATTGGCAATTCGTTTTGGTGGTGGAGTTAGAATTATCCGAAAACCAGATAAATTACCAAATTCATCCAAAATGACAATAGGTTACAATTTAGAATATGGCAATGATGTATTAGAAATTGGAATGTATAAAGATCAGATGGGTGAAGGAACTTGTGTAATCGTAGATGATGCATATGCAACAGGTGGTAGTATGGAAACTGCAGTGAAATTATGTGAAGCACAAGGATTACAAATATTAGATAAACTTTGTTTAATTGATATTGGAATTAAAAAAGGACATGATATTAAATGTTTAATCAAATACTAATCAGATGAAAGCAATTCCTAAATATACAACAGAAAAAGTTAGAAAACTTCGCACATTGAGAAGTCAATTAAAATCAAATGGCAGTTCCGAAGTATTAAAAACTGATGCAGATTATCAATCTTTTTTAGGTCAATTAAAAGGTGCGGGTCATTTAAGGGTCTCCGGCTATCAAAAAACTTCAATACAAACCAATAAAAATTGGGCTGGTAAACCAACTAAAGTATATACATTAGAATATGAAGTTGGTATCGAAAATGGTGATAAACCACATTTTACAGGCTACGTTCAATCAGCATCAAATGTAGATACGAAACCATATAAAGTAAATGCGTGGTTAAATGAAGGTGGTAGTATTCGAATTGAAATCATAGAAAAATAATGAAAGGAAAATTAATATTAATTTCTGCTGCACCAATTGAACATGGTGGTTTAAAAGAAATCTACGGAATACCAATTTTCCAAGTGGGAGTTGGTAAAATTAATGCTGCATCAAATCTAACTGAAATTCTTTGGAATGAGGAACCTGATATTGTAGTAAACTTCGGTTCATGTGGTAATTTAAAAAATCATAAAGTAGGTGATATTTTACAAGTCGGTGTAGTTCATAATAACATTGATACAAGACCCTTTGCAGAATACGGATATACTCCATATACAAGAACCGGTCCTATCACTTTAAATTCGCAATCAAATATAGAATGCTTCACTACTGATCAATTTTATGATTCACACAGAACTGATTATTCTGAAAAATATAAGGAAATGATTGGTAAATGTGATATTGTAGATATGGAGTGTTATGCACTTGCATATGTATGTAAACAAAGAGAGATTCCATTTTATTCATATAAATGGGTAAGTGATGATGGTGAATCCGATAAGTGGGAAGAAAATGCTGCAATAGGATTTAATAATTTTAAATACAAACTTTCAGAAGATTTCTTTGGAGATTTCTAAAAAATTTCGTATCTTTGTATAAACATTAAAACTTAAAACTTATGTCAAACAAATTCAGATGGTGGACGAAGGGAAGACCTAACAAACCATTAAAATCTAATGCTCCTCTTTTATTAAAGATTAGAAATGGTGACTTTAATTATTCTTATATGTTTAGTGAAGCTAGGTTGGTTAGAGAATCTGCCCAAATGGCTTACGAGAACACTTATAAGAATTATGGGGGCACGAACGAGCAAAATCGTATTGAGGCTGCTTTGGAAGAAAAACAAAGATACAACAAACGAGCATTGAAATTGGATGAAAATGCACATATAGATGAGAACCGAATCCTTTGGAAACTTAGAAAAGAATTAGAATCAGAATTTGGTAAAGACCTTTGGGAAAAATCATTAGAAAGACAGAGAGGTAAAGGAACATTAGAAGACCTTTATTTTTGGTATAAGAAACAAGTAAAAGAAGTTACATCAAAATCTGAAATAGATATTCAATTCAGACGTAGTAATACGAAAGGATTGGACCACTTATTTTAATTTTAATATATTTATGTATATGAAAGGTTTTAGTATAAAACTCATAGAGGGACTTATAAGCAAAATGGGAACTGATTATAAAAAACTTATCGCAGTTATTCGTTCTATGAGTAGTAGTATTCATATCAAAGCAGTGCGAACATATATAAATTTATATTATAAAAAAAATGGTATAAGTAATAAAGATATGATTGAATATTATTTTAAAGTAAAAAAAAGAAATTTGTAGGTTATGGAAATTAGACAAAATCGTTACGGACAAGATAGAGTTATAGAAAAAATATCACCCACTAAAATCAGAGTTATGGGTGAATCTCTTTTTGGTAGAACCTCCACCGATGAAAATGGTAATTTAATTATGTTTGATTTTGAAGGTGGTCCATGCCTGATGGTTGATACCAAAATCAACTATTTAAAATCAAGTTGGAATATCACCAAAATCACTCGAGAAGAATCTTCACAGAATAACTTAGTATCAATATTATTAGAGGTAGAATTGAGTAATTAATGGATGAACCTAAAAAAATATTAACGGTCTATATCGGTGATACTGATATTTTTGAATGGACAATGGGAATCGGTAAAACTGTCTTAATGCCCGAACTATTAGTGGGATGTGAAGAGTTACTTTACAACGATTTGGAAGAGGTAAAATGTGCAAGAGTTGAAGCAATAGTAAGGGGTAAACCCAAAGCATTCGATTTCAACGTCAGACAAGATGGAGTTGAAGATACATTAGATAAGATAATGCAGTGGTCTTTAGATACCGAAGAATATGAAATGTGTCAAAGAGTGCAAAATTTAAATGAATTTTTATCTAAAGATGATTTTTAAAAATAAAATATGAAAGTTATAAATAATATATTAGAATCTCAATCAAATGTAACGTTCGAACCTACTCTTAGTTTATTTGAAAAAGCAATCGTTATTAACTATAAAAAAGTTGGAACTAGATTTTTAAGAGAATTATCATCGTATCCAAACAATATCCATACCGATAATAAGCAAATTGATATTCAATTTAAACGTTATCAATTTAAAGAGTGTAATGGTATGAATGAACTTAGTTATTTAATAAAAAATAACTATGTTTGGACTCCATGGGATTTTGAAGATAATTATAATTTAACGGATACCTATAAAAATTGGAATAATTTATCGGATTTTTTGAATTCAGAAAAAAGTGAAAATTTTACAAAGTTATTACTTAATAATGAAAATAAAGATATTGTTTTTTTAGTTAGAAATCCAATTGATAGATTTTTTTCTGGATTAATTCAAGTATTAGCAGCATATATCGATGTATTAAAAATTGATAAAACTGAGCGTGAATTATTGAAAAAATTAAAAAATGTATCTGATTCTGATATTGATAAATTTATTGAATTATTTAATTTATATACAATAGATGAATTTGTTGAATCCCATTTACATATTTATATTTCATTTTTAATTGAAGCAAAATGGAATTTAATATTACAAGATATCCATACTGAAAATTATTTGAATAATTATATTGAATTGATTCACAATATATCGGATAAAACTAAAATTAAAATTATAGATTTGGAAGATTGTAATTCAGATTCTGCAGGTGAGTTTTTTTCATCATTGCAACCAAATGTAGATTTAAATCAATTTTGGAATAATCGTAATCAAAAAATTGAATCTAATAAACATTTATATAATAATGTTATAAAAATAATAGAAAATACACAACCAGAAGTGATATTTCATTTTTTAAAAAAGGAGTATGCTAATTATTTGGAGTTAAAAACTTCAAATTTTTTCGTAAAAATATAATGAAAATATTAGTTATAGGAGATAGTTGCACAGATGTATTTGTGTATGGTTATTGTAAACGATTGTGTCCAGAAGGACCAGTTCCAATCTTTGAACCATCCCGTACCATCACAAATCAAGGAATGAGTGGTAACGTAGTTGCTAACTTAAAAGCATTAGGTGCAACAAAGGTAGAGTTAATCACCAATAAAGAACAAATCACAAAGACAAGATACGTTGAAGAGAAAGCCAATCATATGATTATCAGAATTGATAGTAATGATAAAGTTTCCAATTCATTTGATATAAAAAGAGTTCCTTTTTCAGATTATGATGCAGTTATTGTATCCGATTATGATAAAGGATATTTAACGTATAAGGATATTAAAGAGATATCAGAATCACATCCATTAACTTTTATTGATACTAAAAAACCTCTTAATGAAAGAATGAGAGATTATACTTTCATCAAAATTAACGAAGTGGAGTGGGAAAATTGTAAAGGTGAGGAATATGAAGATTGGGAAGATAAGTTAATAGTTACAATGTCCGAAAGAGGTGCAATGTATAATGGTAAAACTTTCCCAGTTAACAATGATATTGAAGTTAGAGATTTGAGTGGTGCAGGAGATACGTTTATGGCATCGTTGGTAATTAGTTATTTAAAAACATTAGATATAGAACAAAGTATTGAATTTGCAAACGAAAACGCAACATTAGTAGTTCAGAAAAAAGGAGTAGTTACGATATGAAAAACACATTAATTATATTAAAAAACTTTCAACACAAAATAGATTTAGAATTTTACAAAACATTAGAATTGGAAAATGTAGAAATTCAATTTATGAACGACAATATGAATTCTAAATTAGCATTTGAAAACAACGCTAAAATTGAAAATTTTCAATTATATGAAAATGTGTTGGTAATCATTGACGAAATTCATATGCAACAATTCGTTTCTGGGTTTTATAGAAATAATGACTTAAAAGATAATTTGAGGGTTGATATTGCTAGGATTAAAACATATTTTGAAGATTTACCATCTCATACCAAATATATATATCTTGATAATAATGGTGAACAGAACTACCCAATGACAAGTGATATAATATTAGAATGGTTAAATTTACCTGAATTATCAACTTACGCAATTTCATCTAGATATTATAAATTAAATCATCCAAAATTAATTAATAGATTGACATATCTACCTATCTTGTTTATGTTTCTTCAGCAAAATTTCAAACAATTTCCAATGCTTAGATATTCCCCACCATCTAATTCGGAAAATGATTTCATAACATATTTAGGACAAACTGGAAAAAATTATGGTCGAAATCTTCGATATGATATGTTGAATAAATTTTTCAAAAATGATTTGACAGGTATAGATTATAAAGAAATAGAAAATTTTGAAACTACTACTGATTTATATGGACCAGGAAAACCAGGTCATTATTGGAATATACTAAATTCATTATCTGCTAAAATTCAAATAATTTTTGAAACAATTACATTTACTCCAACACATGATATACCTCTTACTGAATACGAACATTTTTTCTTTACTGAAAAGATTATGAAATGTTTCGTTCTACCACATCCATATTTGTTAATTGTTAATAAAATATGGTTAGAGGAATTAGAAAAATTTGGATTTAAATTTAACGATTCAACTAAGGCTGAAACTTTTGAAGATTTTGAAAAAATCATTGAAAATATAAAAATGGATATTGATGGGTGGATTGAGGAAAATAGACCTTATTTTGAACACAATCAACGTAAGTTATATGAACTTGGAAAATCTACAACACTACCACATCATGAATTTTTAAAAAAAATACTAACAAATCAAATATGATACGATTAACCGATTTATTAAAAGAAGAAACTAAACCTGTATATGAATATGGGTGTGTAATGTTATATTTTAATCCTATTAAGGATTTTGTATCATTTCAAAATAACATAAAACCCGAAGATTTATATACTGCAGATGATAATGGTGGTTATGGCTTGGAAACCGAACCTCATTGCACTTTATTGTATGGGTTACATGAAGAAGTTGAGTTGAAAACGATTGTGGAAATTCTTAATGGAATTACCTTTGGTAAATGCTTAGTCCATAACCCATCACTTTTTGAAAACGAAAAATTTGATGTATTAAAATTAGATGTAGCATATCCACCAGCACCACAATTTGATGGAGTTGAGTTCTTACATACAACAAATAAAGAATTATCTAAATTACCACATACCACCTCATATCCAGATTACCATCCACATATGACAATTGGATATTTGAAACCGGGATTGGGTAAAAAGTATGTTGATGAATTGAAAAGAGGAGTTAGTGCTTTTGTATTGAAACCAACCCATATAGTATATTCACAACCAGATGGAACTAAAACTAATATTGATATAAACCCAAATAATATATAATGAAAACAAGAAAATATTTACCCACATTGGGAGAACTAATTGATAGATTATCAATTATTCAGTTAAAAGAAGTATTCATCACCGAACATAAATCTGAATATGGTGATGAAATCAAAGATATTGTTCATGATATTAATTTAATTTTAGAATCAGGTGATTTTGAATTGGATGGGGAATTTATCAGAGCAATTGTAGTTTTATCACAGATGAATTTACATATTTGGACGAACGAATCTAATGCAAGAGCAGGAGTAGATGCAGGTAATAAATTACTACTTACACACGGATTAAACGGAATCCGAAATACTGCAAAAAATCAAATTCAATCTAAAGTTGGTGGTAGAAAAGATTACAAAATTGATTGTATCGCAGATGAATTTAAGGATTGGGAAATTAGTTGGTAATGAGTGATATAGTAGAAACTAAGAAACGAAGTTTACTTAAATCTATATTATGGAGATTGATTGCTACATTAAATTCATATACAATTTTATCAGTTGGATTCTTTAATGGAAATCTAATAAAAGCAATTGCTATGAATGTAACCGGGTTACTCATTATGTATTTTTATGAGAGGATTTGGTCAAAAATAAATTATGGTAGATACACTGAAAATAAATAAAAATGGATAGTAGGAAGATAATCATATCAACCGGGTGTAGTTACTCATTGGGTTTAGATAGTTTCAAAAACGATACTATACTTAATTTCAATTCAACCGATATAAAAAACTTCGGTGCACCTGCATCTTCTATACAATTTACAAAAGAATTAATTATTCATTTAGTTAATCATGCATTAAATATAGGATTCTCTGCAGATAATATACGCATTGTATTTGATTGCACACAAATAGGTAGAAATACCAAACGAATTCCAACTGAATTTGTAAATACCATATTAGAAAACCTTTCACCCAAAATGCATTCTAGAGATTGGGGAAACTTAATATATGATTCATATCGTGAAGGATATTTTAAATTAAATAATAATTTATATACCACCTTTTCCGATGGTAATGTAGATAAGTTTCCATATGAAATTAAACAATGGATTGAAGATGAAACTGAATATTCGAATAAAAAAGATATAATTGATCATATTCAGGAATACGTTGAAACTATACTTATAATTCAGCATTTTTTAAACAATAATAATATTGAATATTCTGCTTTCTTTATGAGTAACGTCATTGAAGGATGGTATTATGATACTTTTTTAAAACATAGTTATTCTGGTATTAAAACTTATAATTTACCAAATTTAAAAAATAATTTTGATATTTCTAAAATATCCGAACCTATAAAAATATTGTTTGATACCATTGATTTTGATAAATTTATTTTACATACAAATGATAATCAAACATTTGGCGGATTGGATGAATTTACAATTGATAATTATGATAAAACCGTATTTAAAGATTACAATTTAGAAATGGGTGATAATCGTTTAGGGATGCACCCAAATAACCAAGTACAAATTTCGTTTGAAGAAACATATTTAAAACCAAAATTGCAATCATTTTTAAATAAATAACTATGATTAATAAAAAATTAGAGTGGGAAAAAAATAAATCAGAAGGCTATCCAAGAGTTGTAATCGATAATTTCTTAGATGAAGAAACTTGTATGAAACTATATGAAGAGTGTATGAACGCTCCGAAAGGTGGATGGACAGTTTTTACAAGAGCAGGTTCTCGTATGGAAGAGTTCAATGATTTAATTTCACTACCAACTGCACATCGAGTTACATACGATATAATGCATTCAGGTGAGTTCTTATATCAACTTGAAAATATGACTGGAATTGTAGGGTTATTACCAGACCCACATTTAGTTGGTGCAGGTTATTCTATTTTGAGAAAAGGAACAATTCTTTCACCACATTATGATTTTAATTGGAATGATAGAATTAGGTTACATCGAAAACTTACTGCATTATTATACATAACTCCCAATTGGAAATCTGAATGGGGTGGTCATAACGTTACGTGGAGTGGAAACCCTGATTTAGATTCATCTTCTAAAATAATAGATTCAGTCCCACCATTATTTAATAGATTTATTATTAACGAAAATGTTCCAAAAGGACCGGTTCATTCCGTTAGTGAAGTAGATTGTCCTGATGATGTGTATGGTAGATGTGCAATCAGATTTTTTTACTATGTTTCTACTTCAGAACCAGATAAAGATAATCCACCACATCGTAGCACTTATAAATCAAACGAATATTCACATCACAAACTTCATGAAGAAGAAAGTTGGAATGGTCATTTCGTAGGCAATGGTGGTGAAGATTATGGTTACAATTCCAAAAAATAAATAAAATGAAATACGTTTTAACAACTGGTTGTTCATTTACAAATAATGTAAGATTAAATCCAAATGACTTAGAACCAACTGATGATAACAGATTATCATGGCCATATTTTCTTCAAGAATATTTGGGCGATGGGTATAAAGTATTGAACTATGGTGGTGCAACTAATGATAACGTATCCATGTGTAGAATACTTTTATATCACATCGATAGATTGATTAAAGAAGGAGTTAAACCCTGGAACATATCAGTATTCACGCAATGGTCTGACCCTACAAGACAGGCTATATATTTACATAAAGATTTTAAAAAAGAAAATCATTTTTTAGGACATACTTTAGTTTATAATCCAAATTGGGAAACAACTAAAGGTGTTTATTATTTAACAGGTGGATTCACTCCACCCGATGGCCCGGATTCTGCCATGCAATTCTTCGGTATAGAAAATGCAATAAAATATTGGGAATTGGATATAAATTGGAATAATATCATAAACCAAACGATGCATTGGTTAGAAATGTGGTTATTATTAGAAAAAACTTGTAAAGAACATTCAATTGATACTTACTATATGAGTATGAGAAATCCATATTCAGTTGAAGCAAAAGAATGTTACTTCGGTGCACCTAATAATGATTCATCTATTCCTACAAAAAAATTATGGTTTGAAGAGTATGAAGTTTTAAAACCTTATATAGATAAATTACCAATTGATTCACCAAATCACTGGCACTATAAAAATTATAATGGATTGTTAGAATGGACTATTGATAATAGAAGAAATGATACACCAGTATTTCAAGAATTTGCTTGGGATGGAGTTAAGACATATGATGAGTATTTAAAAATACAACCAAATGGGTGGGGTCATCCATCTCCACAAATGATGCGAGAATTTGTATATAATAATTTGGTCCCAATGATTGAAATCTGTAAAATTGAAAAAAAACAATATGGAAAATTATATAATTAATGACCCATGGGATTGGGTGACACATTTTGAAACTGAAATAGCAAAATATTGTGGTTCAAAATACGCAGTTGCATGTGATTCAAATTCAAACGCAATTCGGTTAGTATTACATTATTTAGGTATAGTAGGACAAGAAATTGGAATACCTTCAAGAACCTATGTTTCAGTCCCAAACCAAATAATTCTTTCAGGTAACAAACCTGTATTTGAAGATTATGAATGGGGTGGGTTATATAAATTTGAAGGTGCACCGATAGTAGATGCTGCAACTGCATTCTATGAAGGTATGTATGATAACGAAAATTTTATGATACTTTCATTTCATCTTAAAAAAATCTTAAATATTGGGACAGGTGGTATGATACTCACAAACGATGAGAAGTTTAATGAGTGGGCAAGACCAATGATATACGATGGAAGACATACGAATAAAATGTATGCAGATGATGAATTTGAGTGTGTTGGTTGGCATATGTATATGACACCAGAACAAGCAATAAAAGGATTGGAAATATTCCATTCACCGAAAATTCATGCAATGAACGCACATTGTGGTGGTAGTTGGATGTATAAAGATTTGAGTAATGAAAGAATATTTCAATAAAAATGAATAAAGTATTAGTTTCAGTAGCAAATTCAGAATATATAAAATATTTTTTACCACTTATTGAAAGCTCATTAGAAATGGGAAAATGGGATGGTGAATTTTGTTTAATCGTAGCAAATGATACTGATATTGAATTAACTAATCAACTCAAAGAATTCGGTGTTCATATATTCCGAGCACCAATATTACCAGAAAATCCACCAATACATTTTTACAAAATGTATATGTTTGATGAGTATTTTTCAAAATGGGATTGGGTATTGTATTCAGATTTAGATGTTTTGTTTTTAAATCCAATAGAACTAAACTTAGCAGAAAAAAGTAAGGAATTTTTATATACTAAAAAAGATAGTTATTCATTCATAAAACATTTTTATGAAAATGATTCTATTTTAACCGATGAACAATTAGTAGAGAAGAATTTAATTTTAGAAAAATATGGTGATGGTGATGCATTTCAAACTTGTTTCATGTTATACCATACAGATATGATTAAATTTGATTATTTAACAAAATTATATAATTCGTATCTTTACTATTATTGCAAATACCATCTTGCTAGAAATAGTTGGTGGGACCAATCTATATTTAATCTTGTCTTTTTTGAAAAATGGTTAGACATTGGAGATGGATTTGTAAATCGAAATCCTGCAATGGATGATATTGATTGGGATTTGAGTAAATTAGAAAATGGGTATATGGATACAAATGATTATACAGATAAAATAGCATTACATTTTTTTAGTTTTTTTCCTCCGTGGAATTCTAATAATTTAAAATTTTATCCAATTTGGAATACCTACAACCAGAAAAACAAAATTAAACAAAAATTAATATGAAAACAATTTTATATTCTCATGGTGATTCAGTAGTATGGGGTGCAGAATTGGAAACTAAACAAACTGAAAGATTTTCACATCACATAGCAAATCAGTTTGGATGGGAAGATTGTAATAACGCATCTGCCGGAGTATCGAATGATTATATCTATCGCCAAACTATGCGAGATGTTTCACATTGGTTAGAAAATAAAGTTGTTTGGAGTGAAGAAACGGGTTGGGTAAAATCTGATAATTTATTCATAACAATTGGATGGACATCACCAACAAGATTTGAATGGTGGACAGGTGAGAAATACCAACAAGAACGTTTGTGGGTGGGATATGATAAATGGGGTGAGAATGATTCAAACAGAACTACCGAAGACCAATTCGTATTGAATCAAACAGAAGATATTCCGTCATATATCAGAACTTTTAATCATATAATCGGATTGACATCTTTTTTAGATAAAAACGATATACCATATTACTTTTTTAATACGTTTTATGAATATAATTTTCCTAATGAACCAGATACGTTAATCGATTCTTATGGAAGACCAACACATCAAACTGATTTAAAATCACTATGGAATCAATTACCACCTGAATTTAAAAGTGAAACTATGTATAGTTATATCAAACAAAATGGTGGTGATTTATTAGAACGAAATCATCCATCAGCAATATCACATAAAATATGGGCAGACCATTTAATTTAATATTATGAAAGAAACTAAAAAACCAGAAATCGTAAGTTTTAACATACGAGAGGCAAGACTTAAAGGAAAAAAAGATTCGGAAATCAAACCAAAATTGATAGATTCGATAAAAGAACAGGCAAAAAAACACTTCGAAGAGATTTTTAATCGATTTTAAAAATGACGTTAGAGCAGATAGACCGTATCATTGAAATGGCTTGGGAAGATAGAACTCCATTCGAGGCAATAACATTTCAATTCGGATTAACTGAATCCGATGTAATAAAATTGATGCGAAGTGAATTAAAAGAAAGTAGTTTTAAACTATGGAGAAAAAGAGTAAATGAGGGTGTAAGCCAAAAACACCTTAAAAAGAGAAATGAAGAAATTGTCAGATTCAAATGTAGTAGGCAAACAACCATTTCAAATAACAAAATAAGTAAAAAATAATATGAAAAATCTGATAATAATATCACATCCAGCCAAAAATAGTTTTTGCCATAGTGGTATTCAACGAACGATTAACAACACTTTAAAAACAAATAACGAAGAAGTTTATACGATTGATTTGTATGAAGAAAATACAACATTTGATTTTGGAAAAGAAAAAGTAAAAGAATATAAAGAATTAATTCAATGGGCAGATAGAATTTATATCATATCACCGGTATGGTGGTTTAGATGCACACCGGCATTGGAATCATTTTTTGACCAAATATTTACACCTGGTTTTGCATATAACTTTGTCCCAATTACAAAATTGTATGGATACCCAAAACCATTATTAAGTGATAAAAAGGTTAGAACATATCTAACACATGGTGCACCTGCACTACCGGTAGTTTCATTGTATTTGAATTCGGTAAAATTAAGATTAGTAATGGGAGTGTATTCATTTGTCTTTGGATGGTTTAAAACAAAAACAAGACAATTTTGGAGTGTCCCATTCGTATCATCAGAGCAAAGACAAAAATATCTAAAAAGAGTGGAATCGGACGTTATAAGTGATTTATTTTAAGTTATTTTTGCTTTAAGATATTTATATATAAATGACACCCGAAGAATTTTATCATATGGATCATATACAACGTTCAAATGCGTTTGAGATGCGGATAAATTCATTGGGGTGGATGTTGGATTGTTTTCGTAAAGGAACGATTCGAAAGAAAACAATATTAGGTCTTATACCACAAATTCAGTTAATGGAAATATTGAAATGGTTGGAAGGCGAAGAACGATATGAAGATTGTGTTATAGTAAAAAATATATTAGATGAAATCTATCAATAAAAAGACTATTTTAATAATAGGTGGGGTAATAACTCTGATACTATTATTTTTCTTATTTAAATCCTTAAATAAAGAAACTCCTTTCGCACGAATTCAATTAAGTCCAAGTAATATTGTATTCAATCAAACAGAGCATTCGTATATGGATACGATTGTTAGTGTGGGATTGGATAAATTGGAATTGAAAGATATGGTCGTAATTATACGTCCATTATCTGCAGATATCTTAGATATGTTGAAATCAAAAGAACCTACCTTAGATTTGAAAGCATTCATAGTTGGTAAGGATGAACAATACGTCATATATATCGTAGATTTAAGTAGAACTGCATCGATTGAAGTCCTATCACATGAATTGATTCATCTAAAACAAACTGAAACAAAGCAATTGATTAAAGGAACTACCTCCGTATTTTGGGAAGGTAAAGAATATATTCCAGCACTATCATACGATGACCGTCCTTGGGAAAAGGATGCATTTGATAAACAATATAATTTAACAAACGATATAAAAACTACCTTATATCAAGAGATTAAATAAAATGGCGTTATTTAAGGATTTGAAACAGCTCAATGAGAGATTAAGACTATTACAGTCATATAATCCAAGTTATCCTTTGGGTAAGTGGATTGTAGATATTAGAATCCAAAACACAAGATATAAAATAAACAAAATCCTAGCAGAAATAAGACGAAGAAATGGGAATAAATAAACAAATACTATCTGCCATTAAAAAGTGGGGAATAATCGAATGGATTATTAATTTAAGATATATCGGTTATTTCTTAATATTATTACATGCATACTTAAAAATGGATATAAGTAAAGAAGAATATATTGGATATGGTGCAGTTATTATTGTAATGGAGCGAGTATCAAAAACGGCAATTAAAAAAACAAAATAAGTTATGTTAGATAGATTACTAAGTAGATTGACAATGGTTCACAACGATACCAAAAAAGGATTCGTAGATAAAGTGAGTGGTAAATTGGTAAAGTATTGGATGGATTGGAATTGTCAAGAATGGTTAGCAAGTAGTAAATGGGGTATGAGAGTTAAAGTAGAACCTAAAACGAAACAATAATATGAGTAGTAAATTCTTTGGTAATAAAAATGAAAAGAAACCCTTAACAACAAAGGGAGTTAAAACTATACAACCAAAATCAACACCCAAACAAACACAAGTAAGAAAAACGGGTAGAGGCAATTAGATATGATATGTAAGTGTGGAGAAATAATGAGAAGAATTCAAACATCAAGTGGAGTGTATTGGATTTGTGCAAAATGTAATGAAGTTAAAATAGAATCAAGCCAACCATCGGTATGAAAATCAATCTAAATGATATTACTAAATTGGATGAAAGTGAAAGACCTCAGAAACCCAGAATCAAACCTGTAAAACCTCGCGTAAAATATGAAGAGGATGTAAAGGAAAAGAAAAGGGATAGTTGGATAGGTATTAACAAACGATTAGAAAATAGAAGATAAGACTAAACAGGTTATGATATTAAAAAGACGTTTCCCCAATTTCGTAGATATGGGTCCAGAATTTTGGACAGAACATGAAGTAAATTCAATCGAAGACATCCATGCGATAGAATGGATTCAAAGATGGATATACAACGATATCCCTCTTAAATATTCAAAGAATAATCCATACTTAAATCCAACCAAATACCCATATGGCTTAATCGGAACATTGGTAGATGAAGTTGGTGGTAAATCTTATATAACAATAGGAGTATTCACCGAAGACCCATCGAATTTCGGACTACCCTTGCATACTAAAAATGAATTCGAAAAGAAAGTAGTATAGAATGAACAACCAACAGAATGAGAATGATACAATAGAAGTAATCCTAATAGGTATAGTAGTAATAGTAATCCTATTAGTCTTATTCACACCTCTATCCATATAATCCCCACTATCGTAGGCCGGGACGAGTGACCTACTAAACGAGAGTATCCCCAAATTCCCCACAATAGATTAAATTTCTTTTTAATCTTAATAATTCCCTATATTCCCCTTATAGATAACTAATCTCGATATGGTCGATATCGTCCGGCCGAAGTCGTCAAAACTAGATTTTTTTGATAGTATCTTAAAATCATAGGCGTATGATGAGTAGGAGTTGCGTAAAATGAATGAATCCATTTCGTTACACTCCATTCTAAAATTCAAATTGCGTAACACTAAAAGGGATAATGACTCAGATAGTAGTAATAGTATAGATAGTAATGGTATAGGGAATAAACATCAATAAGACTATATAAGGGATATATCCAGTATAAAGGATAACTCCCTTTTTTTATGTCTATATGATAACTCTCCCTATACACATGCACACTATATACTCAATACGAATAGTATAAAGAAAAGAGTATCAACCCTTCACTTCAAAGCGATACACTCGAGATACTCATGACTCACACTACTGGGGGAGTCGAGAGAGTGTTTTAACTGACCTGCATATAGTGGTTTTAAACCCGCTGAGATTGTATCCGTATCACATTATTACACTATATACGAATTAACCTCTAATACCCCTTAAAAGAACACGTCGAGGGAGTTATGGGGTGGCACTCTCTTTATACTAATTGCTATATGGGGTATATATCAAATTTCATTATGATAAATCATCCTATATAAGATGGGGAGTAGTTAGGGTAGCGTAATAAAATGAGCCCTCAAGCACGTCCTTTCGCTTGCTATATTTTTTCTCGAGTGGAGTGTGACACATTGTCATATCCCCTATATGTTTACAATTGTTAACCCATTGCACTATTGTCAAAGAATGCACGAATTCCTTGAATGAATTGCAAATCGTCTCAATCGGACACATTGTCATATCTTTTATTTGGAATTGTGAAATTTTTTTCGTATCTTTATAGGGTGGTAGGGCGGGAGAAGTTTCTTCTTCAATTCAGAAATAAAAAAGTTTTGTCCAAGTGTGCAGTAGATCCAATTTATGACACATTGTCAGTAGGTTTTTTTATCAAAGAATTTGGTAAAATGAAAATTATTTTGTATCTTTGTTTTAAATAATTCCAGAATGTTTATACCAAAACACGATACCATGATGAGGTGGTGTGAAAGAAAGTTGGGAAAATCCCGATGTAAACGGATTAAGTTGTGTTACAGGAAGGATAAATGGCTGGGAGAATGGGATTGGGAAGGAACTATACGTTTGAATATCAATCAGTTACATTCTACTTCTACTCTATATAGGACGTTAGCACACGAATGGACTCATGCACAACAGAAGTATAGTCAGTATAGGAAGTTGGATAAGATATACAAGTATGAGCATCATCCTTTGGAAGTTCACGCACGAAGGGTTGAAAATTCTCTTTGGAAAAATAAATGATAAAATATTTGGATATATCAGAAAAAGGTTGTATATTAGCTTTATAAGATTTAAAGATATAAAATATGAAAAATTATCAACTATTATTATTCTCTGGGTTTTGGTTCTTTATTGTTGCCCAGATAGGTACGGGAAAATACACACATATGTTCGCAAGTGATTGGAACGAAATGGGTTGTGTAATCATTGCACTAACATTAGGAGTTGGATCCTTATTAGGTGTGAATTGGAAGAAATTCGGACAATGGTTAATGGCTTATTAATATAAACAAAGATGATTGAGATATCCTCTAGTCTTTAAAGAAATCGAATGTTGCGTTGGGGAACGTGCATCTCGAGTTGAGACCTCATACTCTCTCTCCTATTCCAAGAGTTCATCTCTGAACCACCCACTACAAATTGGTCTCCGTAGTGGGTTATTTTTTGCCTAAAAATAATTGAAAAATAAATGACTTTTTATTTGGATATGTGGAAATAATGTTGTATGTTAGCTTTGTAATAAGAGATAACGATATGATAAACGAATTAGAGATTAACCCGATTTTATTAGATGAGAGATACGATGAACAAATTCAGGAGTTACTGATGTTCGAACGATTTGATGGTAAAATCTTCGATAGTGGTAAGAGTGGTTCAGAACGTATATACGAAGTGTTAAAAGATATTGAATTAGGAACAGGTATTAAACTATAAGAAATATGAGTAATAATAAGATGAGTGAATTGATGACAATGATTGGTGAGGTTACTTCAGAGAACTTCTCCCCAACCCTACGTGCTAAGTTAGTGAGTATCAACGAGTTAACTGGTGATTGCACAATGGAGGTGGTTGAATCTCCTTATGTATCTATGAAAACTATGGGTTCTCTAAATGAGGATAAGGTAGGAACTAGATATAAAGCTCCTGTATATCGTATATGGAACGCATTCTTTTATTAAAAATAATTGATAAAAGATTAGGATATATCAGAAAAATGTTGTATGTTAGCTTTGTAATAAGAGATAAGAGATATGAATACTACACTATTAAGTAACCGCGAGAATCCCCATTATTTCATCTGTCAAGGTGATATTAACATTATCAACAGAGAAACCAACTTAATCGATACATTACCATTTAAGGATGCAGGTGTTGCAGGTAAGTATGCTAAGAGTTTAGGTAAGAACTACTTCGCAGTATTCGCCACACATATGGAGTGGGAGAAGATGGTAGGATATTGGGGCTTAAAATAATTGAAAAATAAATGGCTAAATATTTGGATATGTGAAATATTCTTCGTATGTTAGCTAAGTAATAAGAGATAAACATTAAAAGATAACAATATGAAAAATTCTAAGAAAATCGCGTTAATCATCGAAGGTATTAAGTTTGAAATCAAAGCTGAGGCTTTAAGAACTACTGATTATTGGGGTAAGCCTTCTACTCCTAAGGTCTACGCAAATGGTCCTATCGCAGGTTCATTGGTTAAACAATTCGTAAAAGCCAAATATCCAAAGGTAGTATGTTCGGTATCATCTTCTTCTTTCGCTAATGGTAACTCCTTAGATGTCTATGTGAGTAACGTAGATGGTTCTGAAGTTGAGAGTAGTATCTACAAAGATATCGCTCGTTTCGCTGATTCATTTGAGTATGGTAGATACAACGGAATGGAAGAGACTTTTGAATACTACGATAATAGTGGGTTGAAGAGTGAGAAAGGAACAGAGATTGAAGCTGGTGTGAAATACGTTCATGTAAATAACAAACCTTCTTTCGGTTCTTATGGTGATGTAATCCGTATGATACGAGGAATGATGGCCGGTGAGTATGTATGGGGACCTCTTTCCTTAGAAGAGTCTATTAAGAGAGTTAAATCTTATAAGGTATCTGATAACAACATCTCTAAAGCATTACCTTACTTAGGTCTTGCGTAACACTAATACTAATAACAGCTCAATATAACAGAATATGAATAAGACAGAAATAAAACACAGAAATTGCATTATCACTCCTACACCCACAGAGAAATTCCCAGAGATGGTAACTATCACTAAAACCCCAAAGGTGAAGGAGATATTCCATACCCGTAAGTATGTGACACAATCCCACGCAATTATCGCAATAGATACATGGGAAGCAGAAGGGTTAATCGGTAGAGGTAGTAAGAAGGTGAGAGAAGAACTAATCGAGTTAGGGTTAGATACTGAAGAACCTTTAGATTTCATCGAAGAGTAAAGACCAGAAGGGTGGATGCCCTAGCCACCCTTCGAGTTTCTTGTAAATGGCTAAAAAGGATTGTGGGGCGGGGAGGCACGGATACGTTTATTTGTGCTGGCTAGCTTTTTTCTCCCTAGGAAAAGACAGGCTGGTTACCCCCTATGGGGATATGATATATCAAATAAGTAAATGAGTCAATTAAATAGTTAGTGTATGGATTCATATGAATTAAGACAAATGAGTATTGATAATGCTAATCTAGCATTGAACCAAATGAATGGAATGAACCAATCGAATAGAAGATTTATGCAAGGACTTATCACACCATCAGATTTTGGGTGGAATCAACTAACCAAAGAACATAAGGAAGGAATTAAAACTATGATGGCCTTTTTCAAATCTCATAAGTGGGAAGGTTGGATGTTTAAGGTGTGTATAGGGAAATTCTCCAATGGAGAAGACGAATGGATGAGTATGAGTGGGAGTAAGATTTTCCATCATTTAGAAAGGTACTTCAATGAGGGTATGTATGGAGAGGGTGGTAAAGGAATACTCAATGGGATTCGAAAGTGTTATATAGAACGTATGGAGTATAAAAGGAAATATCCGGGTATAGAGTGACGGGTTATAAATTATTTTTTTAAATTACTATGAGAGAAAGGAACGGATTGATGATAAAGATGAATATTCCTATGGTGGTGCCATTACATCCTAAACAAATGGAATGGTTGGATTGGGTCTTTACGAATATAGATGGAAGGAGATTCTTAGATTGGTGTAACTTTAATAAGACAACTAAAGAGGAATTGAAGTGGATATGGATACATGAAGATTATGATAAGGCGAATGAGAGCGGAATCCTTAATGATATAGTAGGATTGTATAAGGAATGGATGTATAATGAGAAAAGAGGATTAAATATCAAATAGTATGGATACGGATGTAAATGTAGGTAGATTAAGGTTAAAACAAAGAAGAGGATTAAATCAGATGCGGAGTTGGTTTAATACTCAAGAAGTTTATATTCGATGGACTACTCCTTCATTGGGTAATATCTACAATGATGATTTGGTTGCGTATATGGATAGGATGTATCAATATGGTTGGGTAGAAGAAGATAAGGATGCACTTAATGAGATACGACAATTATATCTAATCAATAAGGATAATCTAAATCTGTTTCCGTTGCAACTTATTTTAAAATAAATTAGGATATTCAAAAATTATTTAGTATATTAGGGATATGAAGAATAAGACATTGACCCCAACACAAAGAGAATGGTTACGTTGGATTATTAAGGAGTATTGGGAGTGGTTAAACATCCACATTAGTGCACCGGCAAATCATCAAAAGTTAGATTGGAGTTATACGACCGGGTTTTACGATGGTGGAACTGGAGCACTTCTTAACTTTATTCGAAATAGATTCAATGAGGATGAAGAAGCAAAGAGACAATGGAGAGAATACAATAAGTGGAAAGTAAAATTAAACGATAAAATATGAATGGGTTAAAAGAATTGAGAACGGAGGCATTGAGACTTATTGACCAATACCCAGCAAAGAGTGATGAGATACGTGGATACTATCAACTAGCATTAGATGAGATAGAGGAGGGTGGTTCAGAGTCCCACGAGTGCTCTCTTGCATATAGGGATATGTTAGATTGTTTAAATGATTAGAAACTATGAATACTGGACTAAGTGTACGGGATAGGATTAAGTATATGGAGAGGATGAGGTTTGGGTTTGAAACTATATTCCTTCTAGAAGATAAGGATAACCCTATTCGATGGGTGGTGGGAGAAGGGTATTATGCTCTTACTACTATTAGTATTATTAACAATATCAATAGTATGATTACTAAGTATAATATGGGAGTTAGTAATAGGGAATTAGAAAAGGATAGGGATATGTTGAATAGGTATAGGGAGTTATATAATAAGAATAAAGGTTTTAGTACGACTATGGATTCTCTTATTACTAAACTATGAGTCAAACCTATAACTGGTGTTACCGAAAATGAATAAACTGATGTATCTGATGTATAAATTTACTCCCGAACAAAAAGCCGGTATGATGGTGATGTTAACTTGGATGGAAGAGGTTGCACTCTATTTTCCAAATAAACAATTTATCTGTCATGGCGTTCTCCATACTAACCCACAAAGATTAGTAAGTTGGTTAGAAGTTCATCTTCGCAACGATGGATACTCCGATGAAACCCAAACTATCCTCAATACTCTAAGAGAATTCTACCAACGGAATAAAGATAGAGGAATGAATGAGATGGGCTTTGTTTGGGAAATTCCATCACCCGTAATGAGAATGCCATCGAGTTCTTCGATGAGTTGGTAAACTTAAATAAACTATAAAATGAGTAAGACATTGTTTTTCACCCAAAGACACATCGAGGGAATCGAACGGATTATTATTTGGTTAAAGAATGTGCAAGTATATACACCGGGAAGTCGTTTCGAAGTTATCGATTATAAAACAAAAAAAGTTGTTGTTAATAACACTACAACTGATATTATTGGGTATCTAATCAATGTCAAACTTAAACGTAGTTATAATGGTGAAGATGCTATGGTTTTAAACTGCTTACGGAAGTTGTATATTCTTAATAAGGGTAACTATCGAAGTGCAAATTTGATTAGAGAAATTGAATATGTAGACCCTAAGATATATAATAAGAGTTGAGATGGGAAAAAGCCATACCCACTATCAAAAGACCTAGTCAAAAAATAAAGTTAAGCGACTAACGAAAAAATAAAGTCTTTTGGCGGGTCCAATTGGGGGATAAAAATCATATCGATATATTTGGAAATATG